GTCTTTGCCCCTTCCGGACTCCCCCCGTGGGGATACCCCCCCTTCCCCTACCATGCCCTACTCGTCCTTCGGTCCTGCGACGCGCGACCTGCCTTGCTGTTACACCTGAAGTGCGAACCAGCAGCGTTGTCGATGTCGTAGATCAGCTCGGGGTGCGTGTCTACGGACTTGATGTGCTCCAGGCTCCATGACATCGGGTCTGGGTGCTCCAGGTCGGGGTCGATATCGAGTTCGCATCGATAGCAAACCCAAGCGCGTTCGAGTTGCTTAACTCGTACCACAAAGTTATGGTATGCAGTAGTAGTGCGTGGTCCAGTCATTTGCCCACCGCCATTGCCCACACGATGATTGACGGCGCGACGTACAGCATGAAGAACAGGATGGTCAGGGCAACCAGGGTACGCAGTACAATGTGGATCAGTATCCACTCCAGTACCCGCCCTACGATACCCACGAGAACCTCGCTCCGTTATGGCCTGGTCTGTATATGCCAGTGGGGGTGATCCGGTTTCCCAGACCACCCCCACCCGACAGGAGCACCCTCATGCTCGCACTTCCCCCAGGGAGTAGGCCGAACCCCCTATTGGCCGCGCACCCCCATCTTAACACGGCACCTTACCCTATAGCAAGACGCTTCTTACCGTTACGGTCTTACCGGTATGCTGATTCGGTGGACCGCCACGTGACCCCCGTTCGGACTGGTGTCCATGGGGTCGGGCACGAAATACCGCTGCCCGTCCTTCAACGCGAAGATCTCGACCACGATCTCGTTGCTGTAGATACTGATCTCGCGTAGATGTTCGTAGTCCAGGCCCAGGTCCTTGATGAACGCGAGCAGCTTGGCCCGTTCCACCTGGTCGACCACCCCAGGGATGAACAGACCCTCTTGCGTGTCCGACCCTGGCAGATGCTGGGTCATGGTTTCCTCCTCAGGGGGAGTGGCGTATCCGCCCTCGGGCGTCCGCACGGGTGATATGTTCGTCGTCGGCACCCCGTGATACGGGCTTGCCCAGGCTCCATCGGCGAGGCTCACAGCGGATACCTTTCGCTGAGGTTGTCTACCTTGTTGTTGATCTGGTCGATCTTGGCCTCGATGCGCTCCTGGTCCTTGGCCTCGACCTTGAAGATCAGGTGTTTCGCGCCCAGCAGGAGTATGGCCTGGAACACGAGTTGCAGCCATTCGCTCTGCCAGTTCTCGAACGTGGCCGCCCAGAACTCCTGCCACCCGGTTTCGGGAACCATGGTCAGCATCTGGCCGATCCACGATCCAGCGAACAGGGCTGCCAGCACCCAGACCGCACCCCACCTGCGCAGGTGGTTCACGCGTTCCACCCCTCTTCGATGATGAACTCGTCCCAGTGACCTGGAGTCGTGAACCGGGTGAACGCGTTGCCTCCCGGATTCGGAAGGCCGACCTTCTCGTAGGCCCAGTCCGCGAAGCTGCTACAGACCACCGCTCCGGGAACCGCGTTGTCAGGCCACTCCTCGGCTGCCCGCAGTCTGATGTGCGTCGCCTGCCTGGCTGCCTCGGCTATCGCCTCCCAGTCATACGCGGTGTCGACCAGGCTTTCTGCGGCCTTGGCTATCAGGAACCGTTGCTCGTCGGTCTTCGGCTGGAGGTTGTTCGCGTTGGTCAGCGGCTGGTTCAATCGCTCGCCTACGTCGCACCAACCGGTACCAGAGGGCCTTCCCTCGATACCAACCCATCTTCCAGTGGCTGGGTCTTGGTGATGGACTATGATCACGTGGTTGCAGAACGCGGGGAGGTTCATCAACCTCGCGCCCAGCCGGATTCCCCACGAAATCCACCACTTGCCCTCGCGCGTGACCAGCACGTCGCCGACCCCGATCATTCCTTTGAACCTCGGCATAGAGATTCCCTTCGACCATCGCCTCTCGGATGGCCTTGCCTAGACCTGGAATAGTGTCGGTCGCCCAGTCTACGCCGATGACCTGAGGACACCAGCGTTCATGGTCGAGCCCGATCACGCCACCCTCCCCGAGAACAACCTCGCCTCGGCAGAGTGTGCATTTCATGCTCATGTTGACCTCCGGACACAGACGAGCCCCCCGACGTCCTCCCAGCGTCGAGGGGCTCGCATCCGTGATGGCTTTTACGAGCAGCTCAGCGGACCGATCTTCTCGCGGAAGGAGGTGTACTGAACGTAGCTCTTGGTCTTGCCGTCAGCCGACTTCAGGCTCAGCGTGTCGCCGCTGTTGTTGAAGTGGTGGGTCGTGTTGCGGTAGATGGCCGCACTCGTGTTGGTCGGCTGGGTGTCGGTGCCCGTACCGTTGTACAGGTAGACGCTCGACATGGGCGGCATCTGGAACGTACCGTCGCCAGCCTTGAACGGACTGCCAGCCGGGAGGGTCGCACCCTGGAGCTTGAAGGTGTGGGGGAAGTTGTCCTGGACCCACCAGCCCTCGACGTTGACCGGAGCCGCACCCGTGTTGACGAGCCGCAGGAACTCGGCGTTGCGGTTGCCGTTGGTGTCGGTGCCAGGCGCGTTGTGACCGTACTCGTAGATCACGACGTCGCAGTTCGCGGCGAGGGACGCGTTGGCCGTCGAGCCGGAGCCCAGGGCGAACAGAGACGCTGCCATGAGCATGAACGCAGCAGCGGCTGACCAGAAAACCCGCTTCATGTTAGCGGTCTTGAACATCGTGCCTCCGTAGTAGGTGTCCTGTGTACACTCTAGTAGAGCATGGGGCGTGTCGGACAGTCAAGAGCCCCCACCCTGCCCTGTTCGGGTTTGGTGTGGGGGCTCAAGCCGCAGGTCTCTGGCTCAGCCAGCCTGCTCGGTCTTCGCGGCGTTGTCAGCCTTGACCTTCGCGGCCTCGTCGCGAGCGAACTGGAGCTGACGCTCCTTCTCCGCCTTCGCGGCCTCGCGGTCGGCGGTCGCCTTGGCCTTGCGCTCCGCCTTGGCGGTCTCGCGCTGGATCGCGGCGCGCAGCTTGCCCTGCAGAAGCGCGGACCCGCCCTTGGCCTTCATGTCCTCGACGGCCTGGTCGGCGGTCAGGTTGCCCGCGACGACCTCGCGCGTCAGGTGACCGGTCAGCTTGGCGTCGTGACCCGGAGCGAAGGTGCCCTTGCTCATTCCGCCGTTGCAGCCGTTGTCGCCGGGAACGGCGCACGCGCAGGCGGTGGCCTGCTTCGGAGCGGCCTTCGCGCGGGGGGCCTTCTCGGCCTTGGGGGCGGTCTGGCCCTCGGGGGCCTCGACCTTGGGGGCGGAAGCCGGAGCCTCGGCCTTGGCACCCTGCTTCATCTGCCGGATCTGCTCGCGAACGTTGCTCATCTCAGGTCCTCCTAGTCGGGAGGGCGGCTTGCCCTCGTAATTACTATTTTATCATGCCTGGGGCTTGGACGCAACCCCGTTGCTACGCGTAGCCTGGGCGTACGCGCCGTGACGAGGGTTCCAGGCCGCGAGGTTGATGTCGAGGATGTCGGTCAGGATCTCCTCGACGGTCGGCACGTGGGCCTTGTCCGCCTCGCGCACGTGAATAACGTGCGTCTCGGGTCGCCTGTCCGTGCCGATGTAGTTGGTGTACACCCGGAACTCAAGGTGCGCGTAGCTGAACCGGATCGTGTCCCCGAGCGGGCTGGCCCACTCGTCGTGTCGAATCGCCGTCCAGCTACGTCGCTCCAGCTCCGCCTTGACCTCTGCGATGCGCGTGACGTACTCGTCGATGCGCTGTCCCGTAATCATCTTCCCAGGGAAGCACGCCCAGGGTCTCCACACAAGACCCCTGGTCACGCGGGGACCACGTCAAGGAAAACGTTCGCTCGCAGGTACGCGCCGAACAACTCGGCATCGCTGGCCGCGTCGTTGAACGCCTTCATCGTCTCCAGGTCCTTGTCGAACTCGAACGCCTTCATGATCCGCTCGCGCAGGTCCACGCCAGGCCGACGTGCACCGCTCCTCAGACGGGAAGCCATCGACTCGGAGCAGCCCACGATCAACCCAAACTCTTCGTTAGTCATCTTGGTCACCTCCCGGTATCTCCACCACTATCTCCTGGGTAAAAATTCTATCACGAAGTGTGCCTCTCTGTCAACCCCCGAGTAACCTTGCACCCGCCTTCACCGCGTGCTTTCCTGGAGGCATGATGCATAAAGCGCACGTCCTCACGGGGGTTGCCGGAGTCACGACCTTCGCTGCCCTGGGCGACTTCACACCGACCGCGTTCGCCCTCGCCCTGACTTCCGTTCCCGGCTTCACGCTCCTGCCCGACATCGACCACGCGCGTTCCATGGTCTCCTCCACTTACGGATTCCTCACGCGCGGGTTCTCCCTCCTCCTGGGTCACCGACGCGAGACGCACTCGTTCCCTGGAATCGCCGTGATCGGCCTCGCCACCTGGTTCGCCACGCTGTTCCTGGACAACATCGTCGCGCAGGTCTGGCTCGTCCTCCTCCTTACGCTCGGGTGGGCAGCGCTCCTGCGTACGGTCGGAATCAAGGGCTGGTTCGCCGACCTGCTGCCCGTGTCGGCTGCTGTGATCGTGGTCTGTTACCGAGACGAGTGGATGGCGGCTGGTGGAGCCCCCTACCCCATCGAGTTCTTGCCCGTAGCCGTCGTCGTCGGCATGCTCCTTCACGTGGCTGGCGACTGCCTGACCAACTCGGGCTGCCCGCTGTGGTGGCCGTTCTCCAAGAAGCGAACCGCGTTCAGCTTCCGTCTGCGTCGCAAGGGCAAGAAGCGCTCGATCAAGACCAACTCGCGCTTCGAGCATCGCGTGGTCGTTCCCCTGCTCTGGCTCACGTCGATCGGCACGACTATATTGTGGGTTTCCGGTCTGGCATGATAAAATAAAAGTACAACGAAGCGGGGAGCCTCCCCCAAACCGAAGGAGCTCGAAATGGCCGTCATCATCAACAAGTACGCGGGTCGCTGCGACAACTGCCAGAACCGCGTCGGCAAGGGTGAGGGCGTCGCCAAGCGCAAGGCTGGCAAGTGGATCGTCCTCTGCGCCAAGGACGCAGGCGAGACGCACGGCGCGCGGAACCCCTGGAAGCCCGCGCACAAGACCGCTGCTCTGGACTACGCCGAGACCCCGTACGAGGCGAGCCGCGAGCTGGCTCTGGTCGACCACGAGTACGCGCACTCCGACGAGATGAGCGAGCCCTGCGAGTGCGGTGGGACGATGTGGTACAAGGCGACCGTGGGTGCGCCGATCTGCCCTGACTGCCGTCGCATGGTGGTCTACAAGTGGACCGGTGTCGGCACCGAGTTCACCCGCAGGATCGTGCAGCTCTGATCTTCCCCGAGGGGACTGGCCGAAAGGCTGGTCCCCTCCTCTGTGCTTGACACCCGGTCAACTCTCATGATAGAATCCGCTCCCAGGAGGTGCTCATGCTAGAGCGTTACACGTTGGAGCCCGTTGGCTCCTATTGGACCCGCGCTGCTCAATACGATCTGTGGCGCGAGGTCGAGATCTACGCTGCTAAGGTCAAGGGTGCGCCTGACGGCATCCTACGTGCGTTGGTCGACACCCCGGTTCCCGCAATCGAGGCGATCGAAGCCGAGGAGCGACTCGTGCGTCACGATGTGGTCGCGTTCCTGAACATGTGGCGTGAGAACATGTCGGTCGACGTCGCTGCCTGGGTCCACAAGGGTATGACCTCGTCGGACCTGGTCGACACCGCCAACGCGCTTCGGCTGGCAGCGGTCACGGACGAGATCCTCACCCAAGCGGGCAAGCTGGAGTACCTGCTGGCCAAGCACGCTATCCACCACTGGAAGACTCCGAGGGTAGCGAGAACCCACGGGCAGAACGCCCAGGCCAGTAGCTGGGGCTATCGCGTGGCAGACTTCACGATAGCCCTGGAGCGCGTCATCAGCATACTTCGGTACGCCAGGGCAGACGCCTGCGTGGCCAAGATCTCAGGACCGGTCGGCGACTACCGAGATTCGAGTCTCGCGATGGAGGTCGCGTTCGGTCGCGACATGGGCCTCGAAGCCGCGTTCAGTGCGACCCAGGTCGTCAGTCGGGATCGGCTGGCTACCCTCATGTTCGCTCTGTCGCAGGTAGCGACCGTCATCGAAGCGATCGCCCTGGAGGTTCGACTCTCCTCGCATTCGCAGGTCGGCGAGCTGAGCGAGGGATTCGGCGAGCAGCAGGCAGGCTCGTCGGCCATGCCGCACAAACAGAACCCGATCATCAGCGAGCAGCTTACCGGCCTCGCCAAGATCGTTCGCGCCCAGGTGGTTCCGATCCAGGAGGGGGTGGCGCTCTGGCACGAGCGCGACATCTCGCATTCCTCTGTCGAGCGGATCGCCGTGCAGACGGCTACCGTCGTCACGCACTTCATGTTGGTTCGGTGCATCGAGCTGTTCCAGGGCCTGAACGTCCACACCGAGATCATGCAAGCCAACCTCGACTCTGCGCGCGACGCCACCCTCTCCGCGAGAATCAAAGACCACCTGATTGAGGAGGGCCTGCACCCGAACACGGCGTGGGACGTCGTCCGCGAGGCTGCCTCGATCCCGCACCCCGACCTGATCGCCAAGACCAATCAGGTCCTGCACCAGCACGGGTACGGCGTTCGGGTTCCCTACTTCAATGACGAGCCGACTCCTCACCATGAGCACGTGCTCAAGCACATGAACACGCTGCGTCGCAGGCACGAGCCGAGAACCGTCTATTTCGTCCCCCGGATGGCCGACCTCGACGGACCGACACAGGAGGAGCTGGCCAAGGGTATCAGCCTTGACGAGTTCCTGCGCGACATCCAGATGGGGGATGGCGATGGGGGGAACTGACGGACCGCGCAAGCTGGCCATGGAGTCGGCTGCTCTGCGCTACGGTCAGTTCGAGGCCGAGCGTCGGTTCGTGGGTGGCCCGTTGGACGGACAGGTTAAGGACCTCCCCCCCTCGCAAGACCGGTTCTACGTGGTGGACGTCGACCAGGCCATGGCCTATCTGTTCCCCGAGGGAACGGACCGTCCGACCGATTCCGGCCCACGATCGGGCACGTACGAGCTGTGGATGAACTACAGACGCGAGCGAGTCATGCGGTGGCTGGGCTGGGACGACGAGCGCGCCTACAACCTGTTCGTAGCCGACAACGCGTCTCCGGACGCCAACGATTAAGGAGGTACCCTCATGCTCGTGGATATCATCGTCTGCCTGATCTCGGCAGCCATCGGGTTCTGGATCGGTCAGAGCTGGGCCAAGGCTCGACGCGTGATTCAGGACTCGACCATCAAGCCCGTCAGGTACCGACTCCTGGAGATCACCTACTACGACCAGCACAAGGTCCAGGAGCTGCACCGGTTCCTCTGGGCGCACGAGTACGACGACTGGGAGGACGCCCAGGCCGAGGCCAAGAAGCGCACCGACGAGGACACCCTCAAGAATACGTTCAACCACGAATACGTCGTAGTGGAGGCACCATGAACAGTTTCGAACCCGAGACCAGCGACCTGATCATACGGACGCTCGAAGCCCGCAAGTACACCCTGCGTCAGGTGCTGAGCCAGCAGGTCCTCGACCACTTGGGGATCGACGTCGCGACCGATCATCTTTACGACCGGATCGCCGTTACTCTGGCCATGACCATGTACGGCGAGCGGACTGCCAAGGCCGAGGCCGAAGAGACCATGGCGTTTCCGACCACATGGTGGCAGCACCTCAAGCTCCAGTATGCGCCCGAGTGGTTCAAGGCGCGCTGGCCCGTCAAGACCGACACGTGGCGTCTCAAGGTCGTGGCCGACCAGTGGCGGATGTACGCCAACATGGAGAAGCCGCTGCCCGAGGCTCAATGGGGCAGGCCGTTCCAGACCGTTGACCCGCGCACCTACTCGGCTTGGGAACCTTACGGTCCCTGACCTCGTGCCCCTGGGTCGCTACTTGACTCGGGGGCACGCCCGTGTTTTGCTGGAATTATGCAGGTAAACAACTTCTCAGACCCCCGCATCGCAAAGATCCAGGCTCGCCTCGACCTGCTCGATGACGAGAACGCCGACCGACACGGCGCGTCGCCTGGATACGCGCTGGAGGACATCCAGCGAATCATCAACGGCGAAGAGCCCCTCTCGACCAAGGAGAATCAGAAGTCATGACCTGGGAGTACAAGGTCGCGTCGAAGACCAACCGAGACGGCCATTTCGAGGAGTGGCTGAACCTGTTCGGTCGCGAGGACTGGGAGCTGGTCCAGTACAACGTCAGCTCGTCGGGCACCGTGATCACGGCCACGTTCAAGCGCAAGAAGAGGTAACCGGGAAAGCGCCTTCAAAACTGTTATCAGCCCGTTATAAACGAGCCCCCCTTCGAACATTGCGTTGGGGGGCTCTCGCATGATTTAATAAAATTACGAACGAGGGGGGGCCTCCCCCGAAACCAGAAGGAGCCGAAAATGTCGAAGACCCAGAAGACCGCCAAGACCCTCCGCCCCTGCGCTTGCAGCACCTTCACCGCCTACAACATCGAGGGCGACGTCGAGTTCACCACCTGCTGCAACGCCCAGACCACCCGCACCTTCGCTCCTGGCCACGACGCTCGCCTCAAGGGTCACCTGATCCGCTGGGCCGTCCTGGGCTACGAGATCCGGGTCGGGGACGTCACCAAGGACGCGGTCTCCTGGGCCTCCTCGTTCGGCTTCGGCTACATGGTCGCCGCTGGCATCAAGCGCTCCGCCCTCCGCGCGGAGGCCAAGGCCAACAAGATCGCCAAGCGGATCAACAAGAAGGTCGAGCAGGCTCCGGTCGTCAAGGCCAAGGTCGGGCGCTGGATCTACGAGGGCACCCTCCTCGACGGCACCTTCACCTACCTGGACAAGAAGCTGAACGCCCAGCACACCACCAAGTTCACGGTCCTCTAGTCGGGTCGGGGGGCTTCGGCCCCCCTCCCCTTCCTACTTGACACGCTGGCAAGCCTGTGGTTTAATTGAAATTACAGGGGGGCGCTGGGCCTCCCGCAGAGAGGAGCTTCCCTTGAAGATCGTCAAAGTCACCGTCCTCGTCGAGGTTGACGACGCCTGCACCGACCCCGTAGAGGTCGCGCTGAACCTGCTCGACGAGCTGACCGAGAGCGCCAACAAGGGCGGCACCGACGAGCACGTCCTGGGCGTCGGGTTCGAGAACAAGGGCGAGGTCGTCGACTCGTAGTCAACCGGGGGCTTCGGCCCCCCTATCCTCCCAAGGAGAGCAAATGCTCGACCTGATCTGGAAAGTCCGAGGGTTCGTGCTGGCCTGCCTGGCTGGCGCGCTGGTCGCCCTGCTCGTCTCGTGTGGCGCTGGGGGCAACCCTGGTCCGACCGACGAGCCCAAGCCGGAGTGCACCCCCGGCAAGATCGTCGAGATCGTGGACTCGACCAAGAAGGAAGCCGAGGCTGGCAACGCGGTGGCGTTCAAGCTGACACAGTGCGGAACCCGCAAGCTCAAGCGTCAGCCGATCTCCGAGGAGGTCTGGCTCAACAACGCGAACTGCGACGTCGGTAGGTTCTACCCCAAGTGCGTCAACGACTGGGGCGAGCCGGGCATCCGACTCCCGTCCGACCCTGCTGAAGGCTGAACCCTCGTGCCCCCGTGTTGCGACTTGACACGGGGGCACGCTTGTGGTTTAATTGTAATTAGAGGGGGCCGCTGGGGTCCCCCCTTCCGAAGGAGCCGGAAATGGCCAAGATCGACACCTCCCGCTACGTCGCCTCACACGGCAGCGAGCCCAAGCCGGGTCAGTTCGGCCAGTGGATCCTCGAAAACGCGAGCGGGTCGCGCTCGATCTCCCGTACCTGCTACTGGCGTCAGCTCAAGGCGATGAAGCTCGAATTCGAGTGGTTCCTCAAGCCGTAACGCCACCCTCCCCACGAGAAGACAGGAGTCACCCAATGCCTCGCCTGGACCGACCCCGGTACGAGCCGGAATACCGCGAATACGAGCTTCGGGTCGTGGTTCGCGTGCACCGGTCGATGCCGGAAGACAACGACCCCGCGCTGGTGGTCGAGCTGCTCAAGGACATCCGTCACCTGGCGTCTGGCGACGTCGTTACAATCGAAGCAAACCGAAAGGTCGAAGACTGATGGCAACCTTCCGCTTCTCCGTCGAGATCGGCACCGACGACGACCAGGTCGACCCGGCTGTCGCCGAGTCCCGGATCCGCGCGCTGCGCGAGTGGCTGATGCAGGCCCCCGTGCGCGACCTGGGCACCCTGTTCGTGTCGGACGTCGAGATCAACCCGACCGCCGTCAGCGACCCGCACCCCGTGATGGTCACCCAAGCCGGGTTCGGGCTGTTGAAGCCCGAGAACGTCGCCAAGGCCCTGTTCACCGTCTGGGGTTACTGCCCCAAGGTCGAATCGATCACCCCCGCGTCGAACGGCGTGTGGCTGGTCCCGGTCCCCCTCAACATCCTCGCGTCCGAGCAGTACGAGTGGATCGGACCTGACAGCATCCGGGTGATGGTCTCCTCCTAGCCCCCAACTTGCCCCCGTGCCAGGCCCATTAGGGTACTTGACACGGGGGCAAGTCTGTGATTTAATGGAATTAGAGCGAGGGGGGCGGTTCCCCCTCCCGAGTCAAGGAGCTTCAAATGGCCTCTCGCATCGCGACCCTCACCCTCCGCGTGAAGTACGACACGGACACGGTCCTGAACCCCGCGCACCTGATCGGTGGGACGATCGACGAGATCCTGAGCTGGAACGCCGAGACCGACAACAAGCGGCTCGGCATCCGGTTCGAGTGCAGCGACGCCGAGTACGAGGACGCTGCCCAGGCCGCTCGGCGCGAGGCCCTGATGCTGACCGGTCTCTACCTCGACGCTGCCGCCGCTGGCGACTGCACCTCGCTCACCGACCTGGTATTCGAGGCGGTCAAGACCTGGTGCGCGGAGGAGGGCCTCGACGACACGTTCAAGGCGTTCCTGACGCTCCAGCGCGAGGCGATGGCCGCTGGCTTCGGCCAGACCAAGTAGGCAACACGGGGGGTGTCCGACCTGGGCACCCCCTCCCCCTTCTATCAAGGCGAGGACAACATGCCGAAGGTGACGATCACCTACACCAAGGAATCCGGCAAGGCGACGTCGGTCCGCGTGGTCCCCGAGGCCGAGGCGCGCGAACTCGAAGACCTCCCGTTCACGAGCAACGACGTCGTGTCGGTGAAGGTCGAGGGCTGAGCCGTGAGCACCTACGGAACCAAGGGTGGCGACGGTGCAAGCCTGAACCCCGGCAGGCCGATCAAGCACACCCAGCCCGTGTGCGGCAACATCACGTATGTCCAGGGTCAGATTAGGTGTGGCGCGTGCGGGTCGAGCACCCCCATCAAGGGGCGCGAAGGCCAGGAGATTAAGGGCGCGCGAGTCACGTGCGGGACCTGTAAGACCGTCAACATCTGGACCCTCCTCCGGTTCATTCCCAACAACTAGAAAGGCACTCCTCCCATGACGCGCAGCCAGGCAAACCGCCTCATCGCCGCAAAGCGCGGAGGCGCGATCCTGAAGGCTCCGAACGGGCTCCAGGTCGCCCACAAGCCGAGGTTCACCAACGACGACCACCCGTGGGAAGACGAGAACGGGCACCGTTGGGAGTCGAAGCGGATCGTGGCGCGAGTCCCGTAGCCGTTATCAAGCCGTGATCTCCGGACCCCCGCGTTGAACTTGACGTCGGGGGTCCAAACATGATTTAATAAAATTACGAACGAGGGGGGCGGTCCCCCAGACGAGAGGAGCTCGAAATGCTGAAGGGCAAGTGCATCCGCGAGGGTTGTGGCGAGGTTGTCGACTTCGGTGACATCGAGGTCGTCGGCGAGGGTTTCGTCTGCAGCCTGATCTGCGAGGGCATCGTCAACGGGACGATCGAGGTCGTCAACTAGCCCCCCCAAGAGGCCCCCTCCGGAAACATTGACGGAGGGGGCCTTCGCATGATTTAATTTTATTAGAGGGGGGCGGTCGGCCCCCCCGCCCTCGAAGGAGCTCGAAATGCAGAACTTCCACCGTCCCGTTTCCCTCGTCGGCAACGCGCGCTTCGCTCGCCTGCACCGCGAGGACGTCGGGCACTGGGTCTTCAAGCACATCGAAACGGGCGTCGGCTTCGAGTTCGACGGCCAGTACGGCGAGGCGATGGCCGCCCTGGAGATGGACTTCTTCGAGCAGGGCCTGCCCGAGGGCGTGTACGAGCTGGACCTCCGCGATGACCGCGTCAAGGACCCCACGAACCTTTACGACATCTGAGCACAGAAGAGCCCCCGACTCCGATTCAGGAGCGGGGGCTCAGCTATGTAGCCAGGGGGGTAGCCATCCCCATCGCCCAGGCGTCCGCCGAATGCCTACGGAAACCCTGCGGGCTAGGGGGGTGGCTATACTGCGGGCTACCCCCTCTGACCGGCCAGGCTGTCATTCCGGAGGGCTCACGAGCGGCACCAGCTCTCTGGGGTCCGGAGTGGCCAGACGGTAGGTACCCGCCTGGTCATCCCGGATGATCTCGATCCCCTTCCGGTTGCGCAGCCGCTTGATGGCGTCGTAAACCTGCTTGGTCTCCAGCCGAAGACCCGTTTCGATCTCCTGCCGAGTGACCTCGTCCCGGTGCCGGAGCAGGTTCAGAACCCGAGTGTCAACCGTCAGCGGAACGCCACCCTCCCCCCAGGGAGAACCATCAAGCCCGACCTTGTAGTCGGCCAGCCTGGCGACCTCGCTGGCCAGGTCGGAGTCACTGATGTACGGTGCCTTCCGGGGGATCGGCTTGCGGTATTCCTCGTTGCGGATCAGGTACTCGCCAGGCCCAGCCAGCAACGTGTTGGGGTCCCAGCCCTTAGACTTCCAGTCCTGGCCGAACGCGTATTGCGCGTGGGCTGCCTCCTCCAGCCGCGTGCAGATCCGGTTCTTGTAGTTGGTCCGGCTGTCCGTGCTCCCGCCGAAGGCCGCAGCGCTGGGTGCCTGGGTCGCCTCTAGCAGGTAGACGCCGAACGCGCGATAGAGCCGCGACGCCTCCGCGTTCAGCTCCGGCAACGTCGGTAGACCGTCTACCTTCCACTTCTTCGAGGTCAGCTCGGCCATCTCGTCGACCACCAGTAGGATGTACGGGCCAAACTCCTCGTCCCAGCTCCGGATACCCTCCCGGTTCATGATCTCCGACCGCCTGTCGGTCTCCTGGTCGAGCCAGTCGAAAACGTCGCGAGCCTGGTACCCGTCCTTGGCCAGGGTGACCATCAGCGGGCTGACCGGAGCCAGCTCCACCCCCTTCTTCATGTCGATCCCCAACACCGCCATACCCCGCTGGACCGCAGCGAGAATGAACTGGTTGGTGATGTTCGACTTGCCGTTGCCGCTCGTCCCGAGGACCAGCGTGTGACGGTCGAGCAGCTTCACGAGCGTGGCCGCGTCGTCCTCGTCGGGACCGAGGTAGACGGGGTCGGACAGGTCTCCAGCCGTGTCGGGCACGTACGCGATGACGCTCTCGAACGTGCGCTTAGCGGTGTACTTGACGATGAGCTGGTTGTCGGCCACACCGTCTTCGAGCGCGTACTTGCCAGTCCCCGCGAGGGCACCCGCGACCCTGCCCCAGTTGAGCCGGAGCTTGGCCCGATCGAGGCCAGGAGGGCAGGCGAGAACCATGCGGTAGCCGTTCTTGATCGGCTCCACGAACACGCCCAGAAGCTCCTGCTTGAACAGCTCCCAGACCGCCGTACGGATGGCCGTCTCCTCCTGCGTGTGACCCGTCAGCATGGGCTGGTACTCGGGCGTGAGCCGCTTTTCGAGCGTGAGCAGCGCGGTTTGCGCGCGGATCTCGCCGATGGCGTAGCGCTGGAGCTTGATCTTCTTGTCGAGGTCCTTCGTGGACGAGTGGTGCTCGAACCACAACCGCATCCCGAACGCGCTGGCCGAAGCTGCCAGCCAGGCCCAGAGGCTGACCACATCGACACCGAACCAGGTCACCGCCCCCGCATAGGCGAAAGCTCCGGCAAACCCGAATGCGACTGGCCAACCCTTCTTAAACCCGATATAGGTGGCTCCAGCCGCAGCCGCGTACCCCAACATGGCCATGCCCTCCGGATTCGGAGAGTTGATGTGCATGGCGAGACCCGCCGACAGGATGAGTGTCGACGGGCCAATGGAGTACCCGACCCTCTTCAGGGCCTGGAACCTCGCCTCTCTGGTCACGGCGTGTTGACACCGCCCTTCTTGATCTCACGTCGGATGGCCGCCTCCAGCGACCCCCGGTTGACGTCCGGACGCTCGGTCACGATCGTGTTGAAAACCAAGTCCTTGGGAGCACCCTGGGCGAGCAGCTCGCGAACACGCTCGGCCATGCTCGGCGAGCTGCTCGAGCCGTTCGAGCCCGTGTTCGGGCCGGTGAGAACGCTGGTGTTCGGCTGCTCGACGAGCTGCTCGGTGTGCTCGTTCGAGCTGCTCGCGAGCTGCTCGGCACCCCACACGTCGCGCCTGCTCGCCTCGATCGCGAGCTTGAGGGCAACCGCCTGGTCGTCGGCCATGGCCACCTTGCGCAGGACCTCCGCGACAGCGAGCTGAGCGTGGGCCTTGCTGACCACCGCATTGACCCAAGCCTCGTGCTCAGGGTCGAGGTCCCGGTCGACGAACTTCATGATCGCGAGCCACAGGACCTTGGCGAACAGGCTGACAGCGGCACCGACGACGGCCAACGGGATGTTGTCAAGCACCACCCCATGCCAGCCGATGAAGAACATCGTGACGACGAGCAGAGCCCAGCCGAGGTTGCGCGGGAACCCGCGCTTCTTGGGGTCGAAGCGTGCCTTCCACTCCAGGATGAGGCAGATCGCCCAACTGATGTCGAACAGGAGAGCAGCCAGGAACCCGACGCCTCCGCCGAGAAGTTGGCCGATACTGACGGTCGACCAGGTGATCGCGATGAGCGTGAGGATGCCGACCAGACCGAACGCAAGACGCGTGGCCAGCTCGTCCCAGTTGCGCGGGATGATGGGGATCTTCTCGGTCTCCGTGACCATGACGGTCTCGGTACGGTCACCGATCGTAACTTCCTTGGGTACCTGCACGGTACGGACGTTGAACTTCATGAGGACCTCGCCTGTCGCTTGGCCAGCAACTCCGTTGCTGGGAGGGAAGAACCTATCTTATCATGGGATCTGTCCGCGTGTCAAGTATTAACTACGGACCGTTACGGTGTGACGGGAGTGACTACGCGTCGTAGCAGGACTTGCCAGGGTGTCACGCCTCATGATAAGATCGTAGCACAACGACAGAAAGGGGCTCCTACGATGGGACGTCCTCAGACCAAGGCCCGACTGCTCGCGTTCTTCGACAAGCGGATCGGCCAGGTCGTCACCCTCGACGAACTCCAGCGCGAGTTCCCCGACCTGACCTCGGACCAGCTCCGGGTGGGCGTCGGCAACCTGCGCAACTCCCCCTCGAACGAGTCGGGTGGATTCGACATGAAGACCTCTCTTCAGGTCGTCGCCCGTGGGAACGCCTGGACCTGGCGACCCGTTCAGGCCCTCACCGCCACCTCCCCCCAGGAAAGCCAGAAGCGTTGCTTCGAGGAGGTCGGCCAGACCCGCGACGGGTCGATGATCATCCAGGCCGACGACGGCACGCTGTGGAAGGCGGTTGAGCTGTGAGACTGCGGACCCTGTCCGCGACGCTGGTGGCTGGCGCGTTTGCGCTGGCCGCCTGCGGCGGACCCTCGACCGGGACCGTGACCGACAAGCGCTACTCGCCCGGTTACGTGATCTACCACCCCGGACACTTCACGACGGTCTGCGCGTCGTTCAACGCCAAGGGCATGTGCACCTCGCGCTACCAGGTGTGGACGGCTGGCTGGACCCAATGGGTTCCCGACTCCTGGAAGCTCCAACTTCGCAATGGCGAGGATGAGGGCTGGACGTCGGTACCCGAATCGAACTGGCAGGCTTGCACGGTCGGCCAGACTTACGACGGAGGTCGATGTGGCTAGGAGTCGGCGCGAGGTCGAGCAGCAGATTCGCGACCTCCAGAAATACCTCGAAGGTCTGCCCCCGCGACCCGACGAGCCGTGCAAGGGTTGGCGCGACGACAACCCGCTGAGCCCGATGTGTGTGCGGTTCAAGCTCCGACCCGGCAAGGATCGGTCGGTGTACCAGTACGTGGCGATGCGCGTCCGAGAACTCTGGTGGGTCACGGGCGACACCGCTCCGAGTGAGATCAACTGGGAGCAGCTCTGGGACTGGATCGAGCGTTGCGGGGGCCTGGTCGACGGTCCGATGGAATACTCGACCAACTGGACCTCCGTCACCTACTCGACGACCGAGCCTCCCCCCGACGTAACCGTCTACAAGTAACCGAGGAGTCATCGTGACCTTCCGTTCCTCCCGCAAGGCCGACACCGGTCTGTTCCTGTCTGTAATCCTGCTGGCGGGTGCCTGGGCGTTGTCCGCCTGGGTGCTGATGCTGGTCATCGGCAACTTCCACCACGCTGGGTTCCCCTTCCCCGCGATCGGGTTCTGGCAGACCTTCTGGGCCATGACCCCCCTGTACATCGGCAGTACGATCGTCGGAGTCGTCAAGGGCTTGTCCGGACGGTAGCACCAGCTTGGCGGATCCTCCCGATCGGGGGCGAGGGTCCGCCTTACTGGCGAGATCGAAAGGAGTTCGACATGGCGCACAAGACCTGCCGGAGCCGAGGCTGCAAGTGCGTGTGGTACTATGCCGGATGGACCGGTGCGCGCAAGACCTGGAAGTGCGCGCGTTGCCCGCGTCACACGTTCAAGGCACCCCGAGGAGTCAAGTGACTGAGCACATCATCAGCCCGTCCGAACTCGACGTCATGCGGCAATGCCCGTTGAGGCATCAACTGCTATACGGCGAGCGCTGGACCAAACCGGTCAAGGACGAGTCGCACCCGCTCGCGTTCGGCACTCTCTGGCACAGCGTGCTGGAGGCCCATTACCGCTCGATCAAGCTGGAGCAGGACAAGGCCCAGCGCGACATGGGCGGATGGAAGAACTTCGACCGGTCGGTCGCCAGGGTGTTCGCCCAGCGCAACGCGCTGGCCGTGATCAGCGAGGTCGAAGACGCCGAGGTGGCCGAGCTGCTGGCCTGGATGTACGACGGTCACGTCGAGAAGTGGGGGATCGACCCCGAATGGCAGATCGTCGCCATCGAACACCTGGGCGTCGTAGACCTGCCCGGTCCCCCTGGCGTGACCACCGAGCTGACGTTCAAGCTCAAGTTCCGCATGGACATGATCATCAAGTGGGACGGTCGGCTGTGGATCGTCGACAACAAGAGCTGCAAGAACCTTCCGAATCGGCTGGAGCTTGACCTCGACGACCAGTTCGGGCTGTACCACTGGGCTGGCAACGAGATGGGGCTGAACGTGTTCGGCACCATGCACAACGCTGCCCGCAAGACGATGCTCAAGGGCGACGTGACTGGGGAGAATCCCAGCGCGCTGGATAACCGGTTCCGCAGGACTCCGCTTACGCGCGGAAAAGTGGAGCTGGAGACCATCGCGCTGGAAGCCTGGCAGGAGGCCATGGCACGTTACCAGGGCCTGGAGAACATCGAGGCACTGAAGGCGAACGGGCTGCGCATCGAAGCACAACGCCACCCCTCCCCCATGACCTGCGGCTGGAAATGCGACTTCACCGAGGCGTGCATCGCTGGCCGCAAGGGGGTCGACTTGCGCGGGTATATCCAGCGCAAGGGCTACAAGCAGGACTTCACAAGGCACTAGGAGAGACATGCGCATCCTCATGATCTGGCTGCTCGCCTCGCTGTTCATGGCGAAGAGCAGTTACAGCAACAGTCAGGGCAACTGCGTTGACGTGTGGGTCGACTCGGACGGGATGGTCAACGTGGCCAACACCCGCCAGGAGGGCGACCCCAACAGGCCGATCGTCAAGTACACCGAGGACGAGTGGCTGGCGTTCACGCAGGGCTGCCACAACCACGAGTTCGAGTACCGGAACCTGGAGAGGCGATGACACCCGAGGAGATGCAGGCAGGCGAGATCCTGCCACAGGTCGGCGAGGTGGCTGCGCATATCGGCAGACAGTACGAGTGCACAAGCGTCGAGTGGGATCGCGAGGACGACGAAATCGTCGTCACCTACCGGAGGAGGTACGCCGACTCGCACGGCGAACCCTTGCCCGACCCTTTCAAGCGGGGGTTCCTGGGCATGAGCACGACGGCAATGATCTTTGACGAGGCTGCCACCTGGCGCGACGCGTCCGTGTACGAGTTCCCGAAGCGGGACAACCCGCCTGAGTGGGGGAACCGGGACGGTGGCTGAAATCAAGTACAAGATCCTGTTCTACAAGGATCGACCCTGGTACACCCGACAGTACGACGTCAAGATGTCGGCGGAGGGCTTCATGGTCCCCGATTCGGTGTGGCTGGCGAGCTTCTGGACCGTCAAGGGAGCGCGCAAGTTCGTCGAACGACAGGCCAAGAAGCGTGACTTCAAGGTGATCGAAGACGCCGTACTCCAGCACAAAGAGCAGTGAACCCGACCCCCTGCCGTCAAGGTGGGGGGTCGATTCATACTTGACAACTGGTCACCCGCTATGATAGGATAGGTGGTATGGACGACACTTGCCCGGTGAACCCTTACACGAACGAGCACTACTGGCTGAACGTAGACGCGTTCCTGGTGTGCATGTTCTGCGAGGCCGAGCAGCCGATCCGCAGTGTCGAAACCGTAGAGGTGAAAGGAGGTATCCTTTGAATCAAGAACGGAAGGGCTGGCGCTCGCGGGGTTCGACCCATCGCAAGGTGATCGTCCTCGCGGGTGACCACGCCCAGTTCCTGAAGTTCTGTCGGGATCGCAAGATCCGGCACGACACGGCGATCCACGCCAAGTCGCCTGCGGACATCAGAGGTCAGGAGTACGTCCAGGTCTACAAGACTGGGACGTGGTACCTGATGGACCGCGAGACGCTGGCGGAGATCGTGGACGCGATTCGGGCCGTTGACCAAGTCGGCATAGCCGAAGAAGAGGACTACGCCCTGTGAAGATCTACATCAACGAACAGGACCTCGTTCATCGAGGCGAGTGGGAGGTCAGTAGCGAGCCGATCGATGTGACGCCGCTCCAGGTCGTCAAGCCCGACATGCGCTGGAGCCACGTCGACTCGAAGGGTCACTACCACGCGTTCAGCGACAACAAGGAGGAGCAGCTCCCGACCCTGCGACGCGAGAACCTCACCCACGAGCACAGCGAAGACCTGGGTGACGACGAGGTCGAAGTGTGGACCTCGATCGAGGTGGTGTACCACTGCCACCTGTGCGACGAGAAGATCGAACCCAAGTGGGACGTCAGTACCCCTACCCACCGAATCATGGCACCTGGTAGGCTGTCCTGGCGGGTGGGCGTGCGCGCGATCGGCTCGAATTGCGGGCTGCTCAGCCAGCTCAACGGCCAGGAGGTGTCGGTGCGGGTCGAGGACGACGAGCAGACCCTGTTCGGCATCGGCCTGTTCCGGGTCAGTGCTGGCGAGGGGGGCGACGGTCCTGTCAGGCTGTTCGGCGACGTGTACGGCAGGGGTCCCCTTGGCGTACGGAACAAGAAGGGCAACAGATGAGCCTGGCTGACGAGAACGAGGTCGTGCGAGCCGTGTTCTACGGCAGGTACGGTACGGGCAAGACGACGGCAGCCGCTCACGCGGCTCATCTCGGCAAGATGGTCTACATCGACGCCGAGAAGCGGCTCAAGGGCGGACCGCTGCGCAGGCTGGGGGTGCCGATCGACAACATCGAGCCCTTCCGCACGATCCAGCACGAGGCCCTGGAGAAGCTGATCTGGGACATCAAGGGTCGGCTGCACGACGAGCCTGGCAGCGTCGCTGCGATCGGGCTGGATGGTGTCGACGAGACCACCAAGCTGCTGGTCGGCGAGGTGCTCAACGAGAACACCGAGAAGCTGATGGCCCGAGCCGAGAAGCGTGGCGAGGTCGTCGAGGTCAACCCCTATCAGGTCGATATCGACATGTGGGGCGAGATGACCGAGCAGTTCAGGCGGTTCCTCAGGCACACGAAGGACCTCGACTGCCACCTGGTGTTCACCAGCCACGAGCGTCGAGTGCAGGACGACGACGGCACCGTGAGCTACGGACCCGCTGCCACGCCTGCGGTCCAGGCCGACCTGATGAGCTATGTGGACGTGGTCGGCCACACATACATCGACGCGGGGTACTACGTCGCCAGGTTCGCGCCTGGGACCAAGTACGAGGCCAAGGACACGTTCGGCGTTCTGCCTGCGGTCATGGCCAACCCCACCATGGATCGAGTCGTCGCCTACGTCAGGGAAGAGCTGACGGCGGAGACCGACCCGGTTCAGCAGGAGTACCTCACCCACAGAGCTGAAGTGGCCGCGAAGGCCAAGGACGCAATCGTGGCGTCCGGAGGTGAACGCAGGCGCAGAACCAGGGCTTGACAGCCTGGCAAGTCCTATGATAAGCTGCTAGAGCATTCCCACTCCGGGGGTGTGGCATCCGCCGAAAATAACAAGGGAGAAGAGATGCCGAAGCTCAACCCGACCAAGGCCGCTGAAGTCCGCAAGGCGGGTGAGGAGGGCAGCAAGTTCGTCCTCCTGCCCGTGGGCCTCTACGTCGTCAAGCTCATGGACGTCGAGTCCAAGGAGTCCTCGAAGGGCGACCCGATGTGGGTCTGGACCTTCGAGACCGTCCGGTTCCTCGACGGCGAGCCCAAGAACGACAAGGGCGAGGTCGTCAACGTCTCCGGCAAGGAGATCCGGTACTACACCGTCATCAAGGACACCACGCTGTGGGACCTGGACCGCGTGTTCGGTGCCTTCGGTGTGGAGCCGGACACCGACACCGACGAGCTGATGGGCGACGAGATCGTCGTCATGGTCGAGCAGGAGCCGATCACGCGAGGCAAGTCCAAGGGCAAGATGGGCAACTCCATCTCCGACCTGATGAGCCTGGCGGACGGCGAGGCCAAGGCCAACGACGACGAGTACGAGTCGGTCGACGGGGGTTCCACCGAGGAGCCCCCTTTCTAGAAGAACCCGGTCACGGTTACTGGGAGTCCGGTGACTACTGACCCCTAACCCCTGCCCCTGCGTCCATCACCACCCCCGGACGCAGGGGCAGGTCCGTCTTAAAAGGTAGAGAGGATGCTACTCTTGAGTAATCACGCGGAAGCCATTAGGAGGCTCCAAGATGAATGGGGATTCGTCCCTCTGCCCTGCGCACCAGGCGAGAAGCACCCTTACGTAAACTGGACCGACTACCGCGACACGCCACCCTCCCCCGAGGAAACAACCCTCTGGTTCGAGGACCCGGAAACTGGGGCCTGGACGATCACCGGTCCGATCAGCGGCTGGGCGGTTCTGGACACAGACAACGAGGCTGGCGAGGCCCTGTGGCGCGAGCGACTGGGCGACCTGCTCGAACAGACCGCCTGCGTCCGGACTCGGCGAGGCTACCACTACTTCTTCAAGGTGCCACACGACCGACCGTTCCCCCGATGGACCTGGGAGCAGGACCCCGAGGCGATCGAGCGCGATGCGCACTTCGACGTGCTGGGCAACGGCTACGGCGTGATGATCCCGCCAAGCCCGTTCCCCGATGGACCCGCCAACGACGGACGGGAAATCTATGAGTGGGTGCGGGGGCCTGAGTGCGCGCTGGACGCTCCAGCATCGTTGCGGAAGCCGTCCAAGGGCCTCCAGCGGCCTGCCCGATCAGCGGAGGCCGCGAGCGGTCGGAGCACCCTGGCTGGACTGCTGACGAATCGACCGGACGAGGGCAACCGGAACAACTGGCACAACAAGGTCGCTGGCCACATGGCCAAGGTGATCCCGTTCGAGGACGGGTTCCTGGCGCTGGCCTCGATCGTCAACGACTCGCTCAATAACCCGATGGACGAGGGCGAGCTGCTCAAGACCTGGCGTCAAGCTTGGACCACCGAGCATGACAAGGGCAAGATGGGCAACGAGGACACCGGTTGGTTGTCGACGGACGGTAAGCGCATCTACACGGTGATTCGGGCCAAAGACGAGGAGGACCGCAACACGTACCTGCCTTACCCGTGGCTGAACGGGGACATCCGGGTCATCGGCGTTAACGAGGACGAGACCGGAGGCAGGGCGTACATGGTCGAGATCGTCCGGGAGCGTGGTGAACCGGTGCAGGACGTCGTTAAGCCGTCGATCCTGGCGACAGCAGCCGACCGCTGGCTCGGTGGGTTCGGTATGTCGGTGATGACACCGCCTGTGGGCAAGGTCGATGTGGCTGGGAGGGCTGGCACCGGGAATCGGCTGATCCGGTTCTTCGAGGCTCAGGAACCGCCGAGGTTCCGAGTCGTGCAGTGCCTGGGCTGGAACCACGAGTACCAGGTGTTCCTGACGAACACGGGCGTCATCCTTGGCGTGCCTGGGGAAGCCGAGCTGAGCAAGTTCGATGGCGTGAGGCCCAACCCCGAGATCGCAGAGAACGACCTGGTCAGTGTACGGTACGGGTTCGAGGCCAGCGAGGACGAGGCCATCGCCGTGCTGAAGGAGGTCATGCGGTTCCACTACGAGGAGTTCACGGCTGTGTTCGCGAGCTTCTGCGTGGCGAGCGTCTTGAAGGGGCAGATGGAACCGCTGACCAACGTCTGGCCGTACCCGATCGTCGAAGCACCCTCCGGCTCGTCCAAGTCGCACGGATTCATTCCAATGATCCAGCAGCTCATTGGCCGAAGGGGCAAGGCGGGCACGTTCACCAAGGCCGCTGCCCGCGACGCGCTGGGAGCCCACAGGTGTCTGCCCGAGTGGATTGACGACCCGGACGACCTTAACAACGTCAAGGAGCTGCTCCGGCTCTGCGCGTCCGAGGGAACCTCGAAGAGGAAGGGCGGCATCGACTTCCGGAAGAACATCGTCACCGAGCTGGTGTCAACGCCGATCATCACGGCGGAGTCGGTGGGGCTGCTCGACCAGAAGGCGTACATGGACCGAGCGATCGCTCTGACGCTGCGCAACCCGCAGACCCGAATGTCGCTCCACGACCCGAGCAAGCCCCAGATCGACGACATTGACGATCTGCGCTCCAAGTACGGCGGAGACCTCTCGTGCCTGGCTGGGCACGTGGTGAGCCTCATCCTCCAGCGGCGTTCTCTGGTGACCGCCGAGCGGTTCCGGCAGTACCGTGCTGGGCACCCAGGCAGGCACGCGGACAAGTTGGCCATCTTGAAGATGGGCGCGTTCGTGCTGGCCGACATCCTGGGTCCCGACTTCCAGTGGGTCGTCGATAACGTCGAAGCGTGGATCGCCGAACAGGAGTACGACCCGAACGCGAACAGGCTGACGCGTCGGCTCATTCCCGACGCCATCACACTGTTGGGCGTGCACGACGTTCCCAAGCACTGGGAGGGCAACGCGCCCAGCCCCGTGCTCGTACGGAAAGACAAGGACGGGAACGAAGCGATCTGGGTCAACACTCGGCACCTGGCACTTTGGTGGTACGCGCACACGAAGGGTCGGATCGAGGAGCGGACCGACACCGAGGACGCGTTGACGCAGCAGGCCGACGCCCTAGGCATGAAGGGTCGGAAGGCTGGCGAGCAGGGCGTCGACTTCATCAAGGTCAACTATCAGTCGATCGAGGGACGACGCACCAACGCGATCTATCGGCGACTGCCGGACATGGTTTCGGAACGGCTGCTGGACGGGTTGCTGGCGGAGGACACCCCCAGGTCACAGGGTGCCTCACGGGGGGCCTCGCGCGGAGGACGGGGGGGTCCTCAGCCCCAGAATGGCAGTAAACCAAGGTTGGATGCTGACACCGTGTCACGGATCAGAACCCAGCGGAGCACCCCCTGAGGCCCCCTGGAGGACAGCCTGAGGACCCAGGGGTGTAAATACTCCCTCCCAAGTGAGAAATAGATGAGGACATGAGGACCCCTGTAGTGTGTGGTGGTCGTGCGTACGCAGGCACACATACGGGCGCACACGGGCACGTGCACGCGAGGCGCTGCTCTCCGGGGGTCCTCGCGTCCTCACCCCCGTTCGGGCTTGACAAAGTGTCACCTCCCATGATAGGATCGTGGGCAGACCGACGACAGGAGGCTACGGTGGGTGTTTTCGAGGACGTGCTGGCTGGACTGGGCTACGCGCCCAGGCCACAGCAGACGGAGCTGGTCCGCGTGGCCCGAGAGACCATGCGGGGAGGGCAGCGATTCGTGCAGGCAGGCACAGGCACCGGTAAGTCCTACGCCGTGTTGTCGGTGGCCCTGGAGCACGCGCGCCAGACGGGCATGCCAAGCGTGGTCATCTGCCCGAACAACACGCTGATCGACCAGTACGTCACCAAGGACGCTCCCGCCGTGAATGGCATCGCTGGCGGCAAGTTCGTCCACATCAAGGGACGGAACCGCTACGTCTGCGCCGACAGTGCAGCGCTCATCTTCAAGAAGCGCGACGGGGTTCAGGCTCTGTTCCTGGGCTGGGCAGCCCAGGGCGGTGGCTTCCTGGAGTGGGCCAAGCTCGGACTCGACGAGTCGTATGCGTGCCCTGGGTCGGACGTCTGCGACGGCGAGCTTTGCGGCGCGATCATGGCCCGAATGGCAGCGGTTGACGCCGACGTGATCATCACCAACGCGCACGTCCTGATGTGGGACTACCTCATCGGGATCTACACGGCGGGTGCGGCTGGTCTGCTGCCCGAATACGGCGCGCTGTTCGTTGACGAGTGTCACGAGCTGGAGTCGGTCGGCAGGGGCTGCCTGTCCGACGAGATCACCTCGAAGAGCCCGGTTGCGGACGAGGTCCCCCGGCTCAAGGAGTGGATGGCCGAGGTCGGACGCAACATGGTCAAGGAGGGTAGGCGCGAGCAGGCCCTTGAACAGAGCCTGGCCATCCAGCAGATGGCTGCCGAGGCGACCCGCATGGCCGTCGACCTCGAATACTCGTACGGCGACGAGATCCCCAAGACGGTCAAGCGTCAGATCAAGCGGCTCCGCAAGTTCGCCGATATCGCGACCAACGACTCGCCGTTCCACGTGTCGATAGTGGAGGCTTTTGACTCTCCTGGGGAGGGTGGCGCTCGCGCGCTGGACAAGGTTCAACTTCGACGCGTCTGCGTGGATGCGTCCAGCCAGTTCGCCGAGATCCTGACCGCGCAACCGACTGTGCTCGTGTCCGGAACGATTCCGGGGTCCGACCGTCGTCGGCTGGGCCTGCCCAAGGTCCGGATTGCCGACGTTGGCCACCCGTTCGACTACTCCAAGTCGACGCTGGTCGTCAGTCGCTACAGCCCCAAGGAGTCAACCGACATCGTGCACCGAGTCAACTCGGCGGTTCGGGCGATTAACCAGACCAAGGGCGGCACGCTGCTCCTGTTCACGAGCTGGGCTGACCTGGAGACCGTGACCCCCCTCATCGCCGAGCGGCTCGACGCGGGAATCGACGTTTACGCGCAGTCGAAGGACGAACCCGCCACCCTCCCCGAGGACGTCGAAGCCTTCCGGCAGGACGGCAACGCGGTGTTGGCTGGAGTGCGGAGCCTATTCACGGGCCTGGACATCCCAGGGCCTGCGCTGCGACAGGTCATTCTGTGGAAGCTGCCGTACGCAGTTCCGACCATCGAGGTCAAGGCGATTCAGGACCGGTTCGGCAGGGCGGTGTACCGGGACCAGATGACCATGACGCTGGTTCAGGCTGTTGGTCGGCTTATTCGGACGACCGACGACGAGGGACGCATATTGATCATGGACTGCCGAGCCGCGAAACTGCGCTGGGCAGACGACCGGATGGCGTACCACCTCGACGAGTTCAGGAGGCAGCGGTGAGCAGAACGTTCTACTATCGGCAGGTTCAGCCTCCCCCCGAGGGGGAGTACATTGACCTCGCCCTGGGTGTGGCCATCCAGAAGGAGGGAGGTGCCGACTGGGGCGAGTCGGTCGTCATCAAGAAGGGCGACTGGATGCACGCGTTCGTCAAGGGCCTGGCCGCGTCGGGCACGATGGAAGGCGCGCAGGAGTTGGCCGACGCCATCGAGCGGCTCGAAACGATTCAGGTCTACGTACGGTTCTGAGCCCGTTACGGTACTTGACAGCCTGGCAAGTCCTATGATAGGATCGTAGTAGTGGGGGCGGAGAGCCCCCTAGGCGAGAGGATTCCTCCCATGACCAACGAGCCGATCACCAAGGACAGCACCGACGCCGAGCTGCGCGACGCCTACAACCGTGGCGTCCGGATCTCGACCCTGATGCGCCTGACGGGCAAGAGCTACCAGGACATCCAGGGTCGGCTCCAGCGGATCGGTGCGCGGATGCGGACGGGGGACAAGCGCTAATGGCGAAGAACTACCACACCCCCAACATGGGCAGCAGCCCGCTCGACGGCATCGCCAACGCGTCGGCTGCGATTCAGGCCCTGTGGAAGAAGATCAAGGGCAAGAAGCCGCTCAGCCCGACCGAGTTCGCGAAGGCCAAGGCCAACGCGATGATCACGTCGGCTGCCGAGTCGGCTGGGATCACGCTCGGGATGTGCAAGCATCGTGGTACCAAGCGCGGTTCGAAGTGCGGCGGCTGCGGTAGTAAGATCTGGTAGTTGACGGAGCGTCAACCACCGTGATAGGATCTCGTAATGAGCCCCTCGCCCAGTAGGGTGGGGGGCTCCACCAATTGGAGGATACGTGAGACTGCGTGACCTGCCGGACGGCTACCCGATCGAGGTGGACACCGAGACCTCAAATCTATACGTCGACGCTGGTGGCCGAATCGCGGCGGTCAGCTTCGCGTTCCGGGTGCCAGACGCCCAAGGCGAATCCGACCCAAGCCAGCCGCTGGTCTGGAAGGCGGTATCGTTCGACCAGGGCGTCGACCACCTCCCGCTCGGGGACAAGACCCTCAACGACCGGACGATCAAGCGTCTATCGAAGTGGCCCGACTGGGCACTGGACGAGGACGCCAGGAACCTCCCCCCTGAGAAGTACGTCGAGCTGACCAAGGAGTTCAGCCGACTGCGGATCTGCTGGCACAACGCCAAGTTCGACCTGTCGATGTTCAGGGCTGGCCTCCGAGGCGAGGAGGCTGCAACGGCGATCGACCTGGAGGACAACACCTACTGGGACACCCAACTGGCGCAGAATGTGATCGACCCGCGTTGGGGAGTCGCCCTCAAGCCGACCGCTGTCCGGCTGCACCTGGGTGCCGAGCTGGGCGTCAAGGAGGGCATGGAGGACGACGAGGCCGAGGCCCTTAAGCCGTGGCTCGGACCGAAGTCGGGCAAGAACGCCGACCCCCGGTACGACCTGGTCCCCTGGTCGATCATGGGTCCCTACGCCAAGATGGACGCTGCCCTGACGATCCTGCTCCGTGAACACCAGTGGGAGCTGCTGGCCGAGCAGTACGCGTTCGTCATGCACCACATCTCCCGCGAGACGGACCTCATGAAGGTTCTGTATCGCATGGAGGGGCGTGGCGTCGGCTTCGACGTGCCGTTGGCGATTCAGATGCAAGAGCTGATCGAGGAGGAGCGCAAGCGCACAGCCGCCACCCTCCCCTTCGAACCGACCCCCAACAAGGCGCGCGTCTACTTCTTCGGCGACCCCCCGGACGGGCTGGGCCACGACAAGTACGACGACAAGCTGACCGAGAAGAAGCGCGAGCCCCAGGTCGACGACGAGGTCATCAGTCGGCTGGCAGCGGAGGAGTGGGAAGGTCGGCGCATCGCGCAGATCTACCAGCGACACGAAGCCCTGAAGAGCGCCAACGCGAAGTGGTACGGAGCCTGGCCGTACATGGCTGGGCCTGACGGCAGGCTGCGTACGAACCACAAGCAGAATGGCACCGTTAGTGGTCGGCTGAGCGTCGAGCGGATCCAGCTCCAGGCGATCCCCCAGCCGTACCAGATGCCCAAGGTGGACGGGCTGGTCGGCGTGCGCGACCTGTTCATCGAGACTGAGAAATGCTCGTGCGGGTGTGGCGTCCTGGAGATGTGGGAGTTCGACGTAAGCCAGGCCGAGATTCGGATCGCGACGGCACGAGCCCAATGCAGGCCGATGCTCGAAGGCTTCTACCGAGGCGACGACTCGCACAGCATCGCCTGCCGACTGATGTTCGGCGCGGTGTTCGACAAGGACGGGTTCGGGGGCAACGAGGAGGCACACCCGGACTGGGACGAGTTCCGCCAGGTGTCGAAACGCTGCAACCTGGGCATTCTGTACGGCGCAGGCGTCAAGATCATCCGTGAGCAGATCATGAAGTTCACGGGGGTCGTCTACCCGATGCGCCAGGTGGGGATCTGGGTCAACCAGTGGAACGAAGCGTTCCCCCAGATGGGCGAGCGGCTGGAGCTGATGAGCCGGATGGCCCAGCGCCAGGGGTTCGTCAAGCTGATCAACGGCAGGCAGCGCTGGTTCAGTCCGTACGAGGACCTGCACAAGGCGTTCAACCAGGAGGTGCAGGGGTCGCTGGCCGAGGTCATGAAGGAGATCATGATCGAGGTCGAGAACGAGTTCCCGAACGCGCTGCTCCTCCAGATTCACGACTCGATCATCCTGCGGCTGAGCCGCTGCCAGCTCGCAGCCGGAGCGTCCGACCGCGTGAGCAAGATTATGGCCACGCGATTCGAGGAGGCGTTCGTTAGCAGGTGGAAGGACAGCGGCAAGCTGGTCCGGGTGCCGTTCCGCTCGGACGCCAAGAGGTTCGGTCGCAAGGAGGCAGCGGCGTGAAAGAGGTAAGCATCGCGGTCTGGTTCGCCATCAGCACCATGTGCGTGATCCTGACCATCATCGGGGTCGTGCACGACATGTCGGACGGCAAGGCTGACGGAATGCGATACGTGAACGGATGTGAGACCAGTGAGAGCAGATAAGCACGCGCACGAGCGTAATCTGCTCATGACCAGAGCACAGTCCCGAGTGTTCGAGGTGCTGCTCGCGTACAACATGTCAGACCTCGAATTTCTCAAGGTGCTGACCGAGGTCCAGCGGATGCTGGTCGGTCGCATGGTAGCACGTGAACACAAGGAGGTCAGCGATGGACAACCACCCGAATGAGCCGCTCGACGTTAGGACGATGGCGATCATGGCCCACGAATACTTCACGAGCATGAAGGCCGCTGGGTTCACGATCCGACAGTCGCTCTACCTGACAGCGTGCATGCTGACTGGCGGACCGAAGGTCACGCCCGAGGAGGAGGACTAGTGCGGCCAATCGAATGTCAGGCGTGCCCTGACGGGAACCGGAGCAAGTTCAACTTCACGAACAAGGGCCTGGCCAACATGGTCGGACACCTGGTCAAGAAGCACGGATTCACGTTCTTGCTCGCAGTCAAGTCGGTAGTCTAGTTCGTGACCGAGAAGGGTGTCGAACCTCGTGAGTGACGAAAAGTGGGACGGGCCACCTGAACAGGACCCGTTTTGGCATGAGCTGGAGGAGCGCAACACGGGCGAGTTCTGGAAGGTCGAGCCAGGCGAGCACGAGGAGCCGACCGCACTGGAGAAGGTGCTCGACACGGTCACTATTCCAGCGGTCACGGAAAAGCGATCGCACCGCCACAGGGCGCGTGGTGCCAGGCGTGGGCGCGCGTGGGTCTCCGCGCTGGTCGTAGCGATCACTGCGGGCAGTCTCGGAGCGGTGGCCTGGGGCAGTAGGCAGCCATACGCCACCTCCCCCACAGGGAACGCCCGAACCCAGGTCACTCACACGGTGACGGTCACCCCCTCACCGAGCGTGATGCCTGTTCCAGGTCCGATCGTGACCAAGTGGCGTACGCGCACTAAGCCAGGTCCGACCAAGACCGTGACCGAGACGCCCGAGCCGCAGGTCAGCGTGTCGACCCAGCGGATAACCGAGGAGCCCGAGATCGTGGTCAGCGTCAAACCGGGTCCGACCGTGACGGTCACAGTGACGGAGGAGGCAGACGATGGTTTCCCTTTCCCAGACGGAGAGTGAGGGATCGACGTCCCCCATCCTCAATTTCCTCTCCATCGACCCAGGGGACATACACCAGGGCACCGCGTACTTCGAGATCGATATCGCGTACAACGCCGAGACCCGGACGGGCGACCCCTCGCTCATCTGCCACTGGACTCGCGACCTCACCAGAGCCAAGCTCCTCACCCTCGTGGAGGAGGCCAACATCGACGCCCTCGTCGTCGAAAAGTACGTGCTGTACCCGTGGATGGCGAGGGAGCAGGGTTACTCCGACTTCCCAACCGTCAAGGTAATCGGGGTGCTGGAGTACATCGCCGAGGTGCGCGGAATCCCGATCTTCATCCAGGGTGCCGACATCAAGAAGAAGTCGAGGCGCATCGGGGAGAGGTCGGGGTTCCCTGGCGCTATCCGGATGATCGGCACCGGTCAGGGTCGATATCGAGGCTGGGACTATCACGGTCCCAGTCAGCACGAGCGGGATGCGACCGCTCACGGCGTGTGGTGGGCCTTCCGTCACCCGGCAAGCGTAATTCGAAACAAGGACCTGCACAAGCAGTGCAAGTTGGTTAGGAGGATGGGTTAATGGAAGTTGGAGCCAAGGACACGTTGGGTCGAGTGCTGAGGATCATCCGGAACCGTAAGGTCCTGGTCAGGAGCCAGCAGACTCACAGCATCGCGGTGTGCGAAACCGAAGGGTGCGGCTGGTCGCTGGAGGGCAAGAACGCGATGGGCGTCGGCAGCCAGCACGCAGCGTCGAAGTGCCACAAGGTGAACGTGCGGCGCGAGGTGCAGACTGAGTACGACGGCGAGACGCCCAACGTCCGGGCTTGACAGCCTGGCAGATCCTATGATAAGCTACGAGGACTCTACGACAGGAGGCACTCACAATGGGTGGTAAGATCAGCGTCGTCGTCGGCGGACAGTTCGGGTCGGAGGCCAAGGGCGCGGTTGCCGGGTTCCTCTCGTCCGACCGCAACTGGTGGACCCGTCCGGCTCGACAGACGGTCTGCGTGAGGGTCGGTGGCCCGAACGCTGGACACACGGTCTACGGGAGCTGCCCGAGCGACTGCGACGAGGGCGGAACCCCGGCTCACGAGCTGGGTCACCCCTGGCGACTCCGCCAGATCCCGGTCGCTGCCGTCACCAACCCGGAGTCCCAGCTCCTCATCGCGGCTGGCTCCGAGGTGGACATGTCGGTCCTCCGGGAGGAGTGGCGTCAGCTCAACAGCGCGGGTTACCAGCTCAGGGGTCGGCTCAACATCGACTACAGCGCGACCCTGCTGGAGGAGCGGCACATCACGCAGGAGCAGGGCGACGGGCTCAACGGTAGGATCGGCTCGACGGCCAAGGGCATCGGAGCCGCGAGGGCAGACCGAATCTGGCGCAAGGCGAGCATCATGCGCAGCCAGTACGACGTCATGAGGGCGATGGGTATCCTGCTCGTCGACTCGACCACCATGCTGACGATGCGGCTCGAAGCGCAGAACCACGTGATCATCGAGGGCACCCAGGGCTACGGGCTGGGCCTGCACACCGAGTTCTATCCGCAGGTCACGAGCGGCAACTGCCGAGCCATCGACTTCCTGGCGCAGTGCGGCATCAGCCCCTGGTCGGCGATGGTGACCGACCTCGACGTGTGGGTGGTCGCCAGGACCTACCCGATCCGGGTCGCTGGCAACAGCGGTCCGCTGGCCGACGAGACCTCGTGGGAAGAGCTGGGTCTGGAGCCCGAACAGACCACCGTCACCAAGAAGACTCGGCGAGTCGGCGGATGGGACGGCGAGCTGGTTCGACGCGCGGTGTGGGCGAACGGCGGAGGCTGGAACGACCATGTCAAGATCGCGCTGATGATGGCCGACTACAAGATCCCTGGGCTCAAGGGGATCCGCGACAGCAACGACATCAACAACCAGGATTACGATGCTCTCCAGAAGCTGGTACGCGAGGTCGAGGGGCAGACCGACGCCCGTGTGGGCCTGGTCGGAACTGGCCCGACGTCCATTCTCGATCTTCGCGGCTGGAACCTCTGATGGGCAAGCAGGTGCAGGTCAAGAAGCAAGGCAAGAAGCCCAAGCCTGCGACCGACATCGACCGGCGCAGCCCGAGCGGCAAGGAGCACAAGAACTGATGAACAAGCTCAAGCGCGAGCAGCTCGCTACGGAGCTGGCCACCTGGTGGCAGCTCAAGGCGAGCGACGAGACCGACATGGTGGTCGGCAAGGCAGTCGAGTACGGAGGCGAGGGAGCGGCCATCGACCTGCTGGACATCGGCTACGCGATGGCACTCGCGATCGGTCGGGAGGTCGACGACGAGGAGGCCACCGAGCTGGGGATCTACTTCTACATGGTCGGCAAGATGGCCAGGTGGAAGGCCGCAGTGACCGAGGGCAGGCGCGTCAGCGACGACACGATCCTCGACATCGGCATCTACTGCCGGATGGCCCAGCGTAACCGCGAAGTCGGTGGCTGGCCGTTCGGTCCGAAGCCCCCGACGACGGAGATCGTCAAGCCGTAATCGGGTCGGGGGTCGAAAGGCCCCCACCCCTTTCATATCTAAGGAGAAACCCCCATGATCGTGTACTTCGCTGAGCCGATCGACCAGGACCAGGCCAATTACGTCGAGATCGAGTTCCGGACCACCATGCAGAACCACCTCCTGCGGACCGGTGCCAGCGTCTACCGTCCGGCAACCGCCTGGAACCTGGCGAGCATCGACCGTCACACGAGCGCGGTGGCCGAGAAGGTCAACCGAACCGCGCTGGCCGAGGCCGACCTCCTGGTCGCGCGCCTGCCCGAGGGGACCGCCAGCGTCGGCGTTCCGATGGAGATCGAGTACGCGACCCGCGTGCTGGGGATTCCCGCGATCGTGGTCGGCGTGGGAGGCGTGGCGCTCCAGGCCAACCCGATGGTCTGGCTGGTCGACGGGCGCAACATCGGCAAGTTCGACCGGATGTACGAGATGGTCGCACGCGAGAAGGCCAACGACGTCAAGCCGCTGTACCACGTGGGCAGCCTCAACCCGAGGTCCTACCCTGGCGACGCGGGCATCGATCTGGTGGCCAACGCCGACACGGTCATCCCGGCTCACGGGACGGCGAGGGTCCCGACCGGTAACCACTTCCAGTTCCCTCAGGGAGTGTGGGGCTGGATCGTCGCGAGGTCGAGCACGTTCGAGACCTACGGCGTGCAGATCCTGCCGGGCATCATCGACGAGGGTTACACGGGCGAGCTGTTCGCGAACGCGCTGAACGAGTCGGACCAGCCGAGGCTGATCAAGGCGGGTAGCCGACTCTGCCAGATCATCCTGTTCGAGAACAAGACGGCGCAGTACGCGCCGATCCAGGTCGACAAGATCGAGGAGCGCGACCGAGGCAGCAACGGGTTCGGGTCGACCGGTGCCAACGGTCATTTCCTGAGCAACGGTCCCGACTCGATCAAGGTCATGACTGGGGAAATCTCCTAACGAGCGCGCAACGCCACCGCCCCCAGGGAAGACAATACTACCCCCCAGGTTAGTAGTCGGGGTATACTGGGTGCGGTAGCTACCAGCGCACAAGGAGTTAGCATGGCTCATGCAGTCGTGGCCTACCGGGACGGCAAGTCCCCGCTGGCCAAGTTCGTCACGCTGGACAAGGACGAGGCCGACAGGGTCTGCGAGGAGGGCAACCAGGGCGGTTCGACCTACTACAAGGTCGAGGACTACAACCCGGACGTTCACACCGGGCAGCCGAAGATGACCCCCGAGGCCGAAGCGGAGATCGGACCGATGGCGATCGCCGCTGGTCAGCTCAACCGCATCAAGCAGGGGTACACGCACCCTGGTGCCGAGGTCGGCGACCCGCCGAAGGACGACGACAAGTAAACCCCCGAACTGGAACCCCTGGCCTCTCCCCCGTGGGGCTGGGGGTTCCTCTGTGAGAGGAGTGGGCATGGCAAGGACCGAACGACCTCGCAGGGACGAGCGCGCAGAGGAGCAAGCTCGACGCGAGCAGGAGCGGTTGGACCGCGAACAGCGTCAAGCGGCGAGGCAGGCCGAGCGAGAAGAGAAGTTGCGTCAACGTCAGGCCAGGCAGCGGGAGCGTGCGTTGCGACCCGAGCGCGTTCGTAACGGCGACCGACCTGCCGAGCCTCGCAACGGCCAGATTATTCACGTGGTCGACGAGCGCAAATACCTGAGGTTCAACGATCAGCTCGACGAGCCCGGTTGGGAAGAGGTCGAGCGACACAGGCCCTGCGACAACTGGATCCGCAAGGGCGATCCGGTTGAGTTGAACGTTCACGAGTGCGTCAACGATCAGACACCGGTCGTGGTGTTCCAGTGCGAGCGCTGCCAGACCAAATACCGGGTGGCGCGCAACGAGGCCGACGCGTTCGCGTTCCGGTACAGAGACTGTCCGACCTGCGGAACCCCGTGGACCGAGGACATGCCGCGCGACGCGATCGCGAAGGATTTCAGGTGATGGTCGGGGGGTTCCTCGTCAGGAACCCCCCTGAGTCGGGTTAGCGCTTCCGGCGACGCGAATTCGAGATCCGCGCTGCCTTGGACTTGGAGTAGCCCTTGCGCCTCAGGGCCTCATAGACCCGAGGACGCTTGATGGACCGATACTTCTTGCCAGGCAAGGCGATCACCTCCTCCCGACCTGTCCCCCAGTCTACCCTGCCCAGGCCAGCGGAAACAGCGGCTTATTACGGTACTTGACAAGGGGGCACGTGCCATGATTGAATAGTGGTACAAGGTTAAACAAAAGGAGCTCGAAATGCCGAAGTACGACGCCACCGACCGCCAGCTCTCCTTCATCGTGAGCCTGGCCTGCGAGCGCGGTTTCACCTTCGCGGACAACAAGCTGACCCGAGGCGAGACGGTCATCGACCTCGCCAAGCAGAGCAAGCGCGGAGCGTCGAACATCATCGGCTGGATGAAGGACGAGCCCAAGCAGGCGACCGCTCCTCAGGCCCCCAAGCGCTACGCGACCGAAAAGCAGGTCAGCTACCTGGTGTCGCTGGCCGACCGCGCTGGCTGGGAAGTCGAGGACACCAAGGTCACCAAGCCCGAGGGCACCGAGGTCGAGCTGACCAAGCTGGCCGTCGAGGTAGCGTCGGAGCTGATCACCGAGCTGAAGAACGCCCCTCGCGCGAGCTACGCGGCCAAGAAGAACGCCAACGTCAAGATCACGTCGGACGGCATGTACCGGATGGACGGGGTCGTGTACAAGGTTCAGGTCGCCGTTCACGGATCGGGCTACCTCTACGCCAAGCGGCTGGTCATCGACACCGAGGCCGTGACCGACGAGAACGGCAAGATCGTCAAGTCGGGCAGCGGGCACTTCGAGCGCGACCCCCAGGCGATCCTCAAGCTGCGCGACGAGCACCGACTGACCGTGGCGGACGCGAAGGCGTTCGGCGACCTCTACGGAATGTGCGTGAGGTGCGCTGCCACCCTCACCGACGAAGAGAGCATCGGTCGCGGGATGGGTCCCGTCTGCGCGGGCAAGATCTAAAACGAGCCCACGGGAGGGGGTTGCGTTGCCCCCTCCCCTCATGATAAAATAAAATTAAGCACGGGGGGTTCCGCCCCCCTCCTCCCCCGAAGGAGCCCAAAATGGCCCGCAAGAACACCGCCAAGACGCCCTGCGAGTGCAGCCGCTACTCCGTCCTCATCAACATCCGCACCGGCAACGACGGCAACCTGGTCTGGGACCAGGAGCTGACCACCGGTTGCCCCAAGACGCTGACGGGCCGCGACTTCGCCCCCGGACACGACGCCAAGCTCAAGGGCTTCCTGATCCGCGCGGGCATCGAGGGTCACGAGGTCTGCGACGACCAGGGCATCAGCTGCACCGCCGAGGCGATGGCGGGTCGGTACGGGTTCGCCCACATGGTGCGCGAGGGCGTCGAGAACGGCAAGTTCAAGCGCGCCGAGGCTGCCGAGCGTCGCAAGGCTCGTGAGCACAAGGCCGAGCTGCGCAACGACCGCGAGAACGAGAAGGCTGAGCGCAAGCTGGCCAAGGCTGCCAAGGTGGTCGAGACCACGCACGACGGCAACTCGGCTCGTCAGGAGCGCGAGCTGGCCGCCCTGGTCGCAGCCGAAGAGGCCAAGTTCGCCGAGCAGCAGGCCGCGCAGGCCGACGAGCGTCCCGAGCCCGAGTGGGACGACGAGCCCCAGGCCGTGATCATCGAAGAGCCGATGCCCGAGAGCGTCGAGATGGTCGAGGCCAAGGTTGGCCGCTGGACCTACCTGGGCGAGGTCCGCAACGGCTGGTTCGTCTACTCGGACCGCAAGGGCAACAAGAAGTCGACGCAGGACTTCGAGCTGGTCTAACCAGACACAGAGAGACCCCCCCTGGGACCTGGACAGGGGGGGTCTCGGCTTGTGTGGGTGCCGCCCCCGAGGAGGCTACGAGAACGGCACCCGGCTGGGCGGGTGTGCTAGTGCCGGAGCAGCGCCACAAGACGTTTCCGTCGTGTCCTCCTGGCTGCCCTAACCCACTCTGAGGACGCCACCCGCCGTGTGGGGGCCTGGGTTCCCCCTGGGGAGGGTGGCGTCCGGCTCATCGGTCCAGTCGATGCGTTGCGCGCGAGGTCGCGTTCTCCCAGGCGAGGACCTGACCGTCCTTGGGCGACACGCCGTTGCGGACCATCAGGCCGAGGATCATCGTGCCGAGGCCGACCAGTGCGGCTGCCAGCGACTCCGAGATCGGAAGGCCGAACATGGCCAGAGCCGTGAACGCGGTCCGAAGCGCACCGGTCAGGGCAGCGGGGGTCATCGGTCGGACCATGAACGCCTCGACAGCGGCGAACACCGCCGACGTGACGGTGAGGATCCAGGCAGCCATGTCGCCCGAGACCCCGAACACGGGAACGGCCACGACGACGGCGAGGATCGACTGCAGGGCAGCGAGCCAGGCGACTGGCTCCCACTTGAAGTTCATCTTGCCTCCTATTCGACGAACATCACGCTGACGCGTGCGTTCGTTACCTTCACCGGGCTGGCCGCGTGTGATCTGACACGCACCCGGAGCTTGCCGTTCTTGCGGAGGTTGCCCACCGCTGCGAAGTGGATCCGGTACGAGTCGGTCAGGATGTTCGGACCGATCTTGCCCGACTCCATGAGCCTGTCGACGGGAGGGTTGACCGTCTTGTCGTAAACGTACTCCGCCGTGTCGCAGTCGATCACGTCGCCGAGCTGTGCCCCCTCGACGTCGGCACCGAACTCCAGCCAGTACAGGGTCGGCTCACCCTTGAGGATCGAGGGGTTCGCACCCTCGTCCGGGTGGACCTTGGTCGGGTCGGCGTACTCCGTGTCGAACAGCACATCGACCCACTCGTTGGGGTCGCATTCGGTCGGGCCTGCCTGGCTCGCTCCGAACGATGCGTAACCGATCACGTCTTCCTCCTGAGTGGGTGGTGCGGGCTTGGCTGGGGGCTTCGGCTGAGGCTTGGCCGCGTCCTTGGGGGGACGCTTGAGCGCTCCGCTCTTGACCATGTTGTAGACCGGAGTGCCAGGGCAGTCGGTGTACGTGAAGTCCCGATGACCGTAGACCGCCGACCGCAGCGAGTAGTCGTCCATCAGCCATTCACGAAGCCGAGCCCAGGCTCGTAGCGCGCCTTCGGTCGGCTGCTCGTTCGGACCGAGGCCGAATGTGCACGATACGTAACGGCTGTTACCGCCCTGGAGCTTGCCGGGTGTGGGGGCCTCCGCTGCCTGCTGATGGTTGACGCCACGACCTTCGAAGATGTAGTCGTGCGGGCACGCGAAGTAGGCGTATCCGACGTCGACCCAGCCCTGGTTCTTGTGCATGTTGCGGGTCGAGCGCCAGTACTCGAAGCACCCGTCGTGACCCTTGTCTCGGACCAGGTTACGGAGCCGGAACCCGGAGTCGTAGTGGGCGATCAAGCCCAGGTTGGTGGTTGCGCCTGCGGCTGGGGTTCTGCCCCAACCCAGTTCGCTTCGGCTTACGAACCTTGCGGGTGCCATGGGCTCCCTCCTTGGTTTGAGTTCAACGATTGGCTTCGAGCTCCGCCACGCGATTAGCCAGACGCTGCCGCTCTCGCTTCTCTGTGGCGAGTTCGTCTTCGAGCTGTCGCCTTTTCGTCCGCTCGTCGTCGAGTTCAGCGCGCATCCGTCTGCGCTCCTCCTCGATCTCGGCTCGAAGCTCCTTAATCTCTGCCCTCAATCGATCGTTCATCTCGGACAGAGTCTTGAACTCGAACGCCGACTGCTCCAGCTTCCCCGTGCGACGGTCGCGCAGGTAGTCGACGAGTGCTTTGACGATGCCGCCTCCCAGCAGGGCGACGACAACGGTACCGATGGTCTGAATCCAGGTTGTGCTCACTGATCCCCCCTAAACCGGGAGGCGAAATCAACCCGCCTCAGGTAGGTCCCCGCTGCGATCGCCAAGAACGATGTTCCAGCGAGGATACCCTGCGGACCAGCGACGATCACCAGAGCCACCGCGTACGCAGCGCACGATATGGACACGAGATACAGGCCCAAAATGAGGGCGGGCATCCGCGTGAGTACCAGATGACCATTGTTCTCCTTGATGCTGGTCAGACCCACCATCCAGGTTACACATCCGAGCAGCAAGCAAACCGACCAGAGCAGGGGTCCCCACCAGGGCAAGAACCTCATCAGCGAACTGGGCTGAGCCAGGCCGATGAGGGTGGATATCGAGCTGAACGTGCCCAGGAACGCGAACATGGCGTCCATTGGCGCGAGCCGAACCCACACCGGAAGTTTATGAACGAGTCGCGCCTGGAAGTTCACGGGTGTAATCCTTCCTTACTCGGAGGGAGTGGTCGGAGTGACGCCCTGACCGGTTTCCCACACTCGGTTGGCGCTGATGACCTCGAAGTTGTCGGAGTCGTTGACCAGGTCCACGAACGCCTGGAACGCCTCCTCCTGGTCCGCGACCGGAGCCAGGTCGCCGATGGTGAACTTGAACTGGCTGAACCAGAGCTGACCCGCCATCTCCGGGTTCTCGCTGCCCGTGTACCGGACGTTCAGCAGGAACGACGCGCCGATCGGGTAGCCCTCTTCGGTTTCGAATGGCATAACTACCTCCTACATTCCCGCGAAGACGCTGGCTGCTCCAAGGTCCTCGACGATCGTAAAGAAGTTGCCGTCAACGCGAGCGGTGATCGAGCCACCCGATGCCGCGTCGATCTTGGCAACCGACATGTTGATGTTTGCTATGGTCTCTGTCGACACAGCCGAAAAGAAGAACTGGAAGGTGAACGACTGGAAGTTGGTCGCTGGGCATCTAAAGTTGGAATCGCCCCCGAGCCGGGTGCCGTCTACCGACCCGTTCCAGAGCTTGAACGATCCGCGCGTGTTGGCGACGCTGGACAGGCAGGAGATTTGGCCCGACACTCGATACGCCCGACCAGCGATGACCGGAGTGTTCTGAATGTTGCCGCTGATGATGTTGTTGTTGTCGGAGTTGTTGGTCGCTGTGGTGGTGTCGGTCGATCCCGAACCCAGCTTGCCATCAATGGCTCGCGATACGATGATTCCCCGAGCGGTGACGTCGTTGGTCGATGTCAGGCTGGCAACCGTGGCTGCTCCGGTCGAACTGAACGTGCCGTTGGCCGACAGGTTGCCGGGTACAGCCAGGTCGCTGCCCGAAACCCACGCGTCGATTGCGGAGCCCAACGCCACCCAGGTCGTGCCGTTGTACCACCGATACGCGTGCGTGTCGATCTCGTAAATGAGCATGCCCTCGTGGGGGGCGAACGGGCGAGTTGTCGAGGACGCCACGATCACCCCCTGATCCATCAACATCTGGAGGTCACGCTGGCTGGGCGGTTCGCCCTGCCGGAAGATCTTGTAAGCCATCAGCTCGTCGGACCCACCCTTCGCGCCCACAGCTCCGGCTGACGGTTGGCGTTCGTCATCTGGAGAGTGACACCGCTGTTCTGATACCCAGCCAGCTCGAAGTAATCACCAGCGCTGACGTTGATCATTCGGTGGAAACTCATTCGACCAGGAGGCCCAGAGCCCGAGTTCATGGACGACGATCGTCCGATCGGTGCGCCGTTCAGCAACAGGATTGCCTGACGCGCGCCGTTGATGTTGGCCTCGTACTCGATGACACCGCCGACCTCGTACACGCCACCCATCCCAGAGGGAACAGTGAGCCTGCTCGGGTTGCCAGCCGTCCACATGTTGCGGATGTTCCACGCAGCCTGAGCGAACGAGACCGTAGTTTGGACCGCCGAGCTGATCGACTGGTCGGAGGTTCGCTGAGCGCAGGCCGATGGCGGATTCAACACGGCGACTTCGCGCCAGCCTGAACCGTCGTAACCCATGTAGCGGTCGGTGTCGGTCTCGTAGCAGGTCATGCCCTCGGACGGCGACGCAGGTCGCGTACCGGAGGTGCAGGTAACGACCACCTGCTTCATCAGATAGTTCTGAACGTCTGCGGAGGCCAACACCTCCTCTGTGGTAAAGACCTTGTAAGGCACGCCACCCTCCCTAGAATGGAACTACTTCGCTGAACTTGTCAGCGGCTTGGAAGTGCCAGGTGGTCCGCCAGTGGACCTGCGCAACGTCGTGCGAGATCCCCCGGATGATCACGTTCTGGACGATCGGATCGCCTCCTCCTGGAGGTCGACGGATGATTTGGATCATGTCCCCGATCTGGCGCTCCAGCACCTGGGGGAACAGACGCCATGGGTCCTTGAGGACGTTGATGGTCATCGACACGAACCGCATCTCCGGCTTGCTGCCGAGCGCCAAGATCCAGTTCGCGTAGGCCAGGGCCTCGCCATCGGTCTCCAACAGCAGGTCCTCGCGATTGTGCGTCGCTAGCAGGAACTTAGCGATGCTGGCCGTGTCCTCGACCACCTGGACCTCGCCACCAGCTCGACCGATGCTGACTTTGTTGACCATCTGCTGAACACCGGTCGTGTGGTTAAGCTCCTCCCATGGCAGCTCCTGCGGGTTGAGGTGGTTGTCGCCGAAGATGGCTTGGGGGACCGTGGACCGCTCGTCTTCCAGGATCGCATTCCGGTTCCGGAACACGAACCGACCCGACGAGTCCATGTAACCCTCACCAAGCTCGGAGTCGACCGCGTGAACCATCTCGCTCAACACAGTGCCCTCAAGGGTCGTCTCCTGAAGTGTACTGTCTCCGATCTCGATGAGCCGCAGGTCGTTCGGCCAGAACACGGTGTCGAGAATCCGGTTCAGTCGGCTACCAGTGTCCTCGCCTCCGCCCTGGGGGTTAGACGGCAGGCGGTCCACGTTCTCGAACACCTTGAACGCGTCGGTGGCTGTGACGTTGGTCTCGGACCACAACGGACCGTTGCCCTCGTCCCAGTGAATCTCGAACTCGTCAACGAAACCTCGCCACATCGGGTAGCGCTTAACATTGTTGGTGAACGGTTCCGCCTGGCTGCCCTTGACCATCTGGATGCCGTCGAAGTAGGCGATGATGTCGCCCACCGAGTGACCGCCAGTCGTCCAGATCTGGATGTTCAGACCATAGACGACCTTGCCGGGCTGGACCGTGGCCGTAGCCTTGACCCGCTCCCAGCGGTCTGCCTGCCTGGGCTTGTCAATGAACCCGAACGCGGCTGCCTCGGCACCCAGCTCGTCGGTCGCCCTGAACAGGAACGAGCCAAACTCGTCGTAGGCCGACGAGGGTACGTACACCCAGGTACTGAAGGTGATCTCCTCACCCTCGGCTGCCGTGCCGACCTCCCAGCTCGTGTTAGCCTGCACCAGGTGGAATGTGTTGTCGGACAGCTTCTGGAGTCGCATCGACCAGCGACCGTAGATGCTGTGGGTCGTCGACGAGGTCATGGTGGTCGAGCCGTCAGTGGTCCAACCGGTCAGCGACCCCTCTTCGATCGAGGGGTTCGGAACCATATTGGTCTCGCTGCCCCAAGTCGCCATGAACCGGATCGGTCGCATGGGCAAGACCTGAGTCTCACCCTCGCCAATGGCGTTCAGGGTGCGGGTGCCGATGACTCCGGTAGCGAATCCGTTCGAGTCAAGGTCGGCGTACTCGGCGAACCCGTTGGCAACCGTCCAAGATGCGAGCTGACCACCGTCCGCCACTCCCCCCGCGAAACGAATCTCGCAGTCATTCGGCGTCAGGGGGGTGATGCCAGGCGTGTCGATGATGGCTGTGTTCGTGACCAGATCGACCTCGACCACCGGAGCCGACGCAGCCGCAACGTCTCGGACGCAGATTACGATCAGGACGGAGTCAGCCGAGCTGCTCTTGGTGAACCCGTAGGTTGAGGGCTCCGACCCACCCGCGTACTTACCCCAGATCTTGAGGTGGCCTCGGTTGGTGCCGTACGACTCGTCGACCAGCGCGGTTCCCCAGCTCGCGCCTCCGGTCGGCGTGTTCATCGACGAGGCCGAACCCCAGTCGCTCAGGTTGATCGCGATCAGGTAGTCGCCCGACGCCGTGTTGTCCGGCTTTGCCAGCGAGGCTGACGGGCCGTAATGCGCCGTTGCCGACACCGACCGAATCGTGGCTGGTCCAGTGGACGCGTGCGACCGAACCCCGATCGTGACCGCGAACGTACGGTTAAGGCCCTTGGTGCAAACGAAGGTTTCAGGCTCGGTGTCCGCCGAACCCGATCCCGTGACGTACGGACCGTCGAGGTTGGTGGGGTCGAAACGCCGATCCTCGTTGCGCAGGGTGCACGACGCCTCGCCAGCCTCGTACCTGATCAGGGGGCCTTCTACCTGCGTGGCTCCTTGCCGTGTGGAGACCGTGGAGAGGTACGCGGAAACGTCCTCGAAGATCTCCCCGCCTATAGATGGGCCACCGCCTGGCGCGAGCTTTCCGACGTCCAGCTTGCCGCGTTCCGGGTCATCCAGCACCAAGTACCCCTGAGCGGCTGCGTCAGTGATGAACCCGATCTCGCACTGGATGTGCGGCATTCGGGGGTCACTGGTGTCCCTCGGGGGAGGTGGCGGTGGTGGGGGAGGAGGTTGGCCGCCTCGGTGCGTCAGGTCGATCGCGAAGTCTTGTTCCAGCGCAATGTCGAGGTTGGCCTCGATCGGAATCGTGACTTCACCGACGATCGTGTTCGCCGCATCGACCTCTTGTGCCCACCCCAGGTTCGCCGATAGGCCCATGTCGGGCGTGATGGTGTTGGCAGCGTCGACCTCCTCCGCCCAGCCCAGGTCGGCTTCGGTCGGGGGAGCTGACGCCGACTGGAGGTTAACCGTCAGGGCGAACCGGTTCGGGGTTGTCGCGGAGAAGGTGGCGTTGCTGCTCGCAGTGGCCGACCCAGACGCCAGTTGCCGGTAACCAGCGCGCTGGAGTGAGTATTGGTTAGACTGGACGCTGGTGGTCAGCGTGAACGAAGGCCCACCGCCGTTGGCGATAGCCGTGACCGTACGGCTGGCCGACCCGTGCATACCGAACGCGCACCGGTACTCCAGGTCGTCGGCTGCCAGCGGAGTCGCACCAGGGGTAGGAACGGTGGTGGACGACGTAGTAAGGTTAAGCGCGCTGGCCGTGAACTGCGGGGTTGAGCTGGTGTCGACGTCCTGAGCGCAGATCGCTGTGTACGCGGTGTCAGCGCTGCTCTGCTTATTGAACCCCCAGGTGGAGGGCTCAGACCCGTTGGTGAACTTCCAGAACACACGGACCTTCATGCCGTCGTTAGACAGCGTGTACGACCCGCCGATGTTCCAGCTCGCGCCTGCGTTGGCCTGAGCTGTCATGTCGCCAACAACCCCGGTGTCCGAGTTCATGAACACCATAACGAACCGACCGGATACGTCGGCACCGGTCGGGCGTGTGACCGAGATGGTCGTCGACCCTTGGTTCGTTCCGGTCGTGTGGTTTACATGACTAGCCTGGGGCATTAGGCACCTGCACCCTGCGTGGCCTTAGCCAGGCCCTCGGCGTGAACGTTCAGGTTGAGGTTCGTGCCGTTGGTGGTCACGGACAGGTCGTAGTGGAACAGAGGAATGATCGCCGAGTCGGCCGAGCCGGAATCCGGCTTATAGCAGACCAGAGCCTTGACGAGCGCGTTGTTGGACGCGCCACCCGCGTTGCTGAACACGATGGGGGTGTTGGCCGTCAACTCGGCTTCGTTGTTGGTGTTGTCCTGGCTGGCCGACACCCCGGACAGGGTCTGGCGAGCGTAGTTCGTGAAGTTGGCTTCGGTGTTGGCAGCCGTCCAGGCCGCAAGGGTGTTGTGGTCGTCCAAGGTGTCGTCGGCCTGAACCGAGTCCTTGAACAGCACGACGATCAACGAGTCGCTCGCTGCTGGCAGCCCAGCGTAATACCGCCAGATGCCCTTAGCGACGTTACAAACGCGAGTTGCCATTACTTGGTTCCCCTCCAGCGCTTACCGCTCTTAGACTCGTAAGCCACGATGTATTCGACGATCTCCTTGCCGACCTGACCCTTGGTAGTGCCCAACGGAACCTTCGGCTCGATGTAATAGGTGTTGCCTCCGCCGAGACCGGTGTCGAGCTGGTCCCGAGTGAATACGTATTCCGGCTCGCGCAGTCCGTTGTACGCCAGAGTGTAACCAGGCTCCAGTACGCCACCGTTGTCGAACTTCAGACCGTATCGGCGAGTGAACAGCCCGTTGGTGGTTCCGCGAGCCGCTGCCCCCAGGACGACGCCAGCCGAACCGCGCGACTCGACGTTCATGTTGCCCAGGGTTCCCGCCATGTGGCCGACCCCCGCGTCCGTCACGCCGACCGTGAAGCCGGAGCGCAGGTTTCGAACCATTCCGTCCGGACCGCTGTTCGCGCCGAACGCGTGCGTGGAGTACAACCGGGAGTACGGGTTCCGACCTCTAATTACGTTCTGGATGGCGCTCATGAAGCCCGAGCAGTCGTACCCGCCAGGACCGACACCGCCCCACACGTAAGGCTTTCCGGCTTGTGCCTTCGCGAAGCGGGTGGCGGCTGCGACCCTGGGTCCTCCGACGCCCGACTCGACCTTGGACTCGATCCAGCCGACCACCTTGTCGGCGATCCACTTCGGAACCGCACTGATGATCTGCTTGATGATACCGCCACCCGGAACCGCTGCTCCAAAGATCTTGTTGATGAGCGATCGGGCACCCTTGGCGACGTTGCCGATCGTGAAGTCCTTGACACCCTGGATGAAGTCCCCGATGATACCGCCGAACGCGAAGTTGCCCGCGAATCCGGGAACGATTCCACCTCGTGCGAAGGCCAGACCCTCGCCCCCCAGTGCGTTGGGACCGGTGAGCCAGCTCCGGACCGCTTTGGGGCCACCCGATCGGGCGATCGCGTTCGCGCTGTTGACGAACCCTCGACCGACCGCCTTGGTGAACTCGGGACGGAAGATCGACTCACCAGGCGACACCGCAGCCAGGAGCTTGTCCTTACCAGGCGCGTAACCCGGCATGACACCACCCTGCGCGAACGTCGGCAGTGAGGGCAGTCTGGCCGAGATGCCGACGAACGAGGCCAGGTTGTCGACCAGCTTCTTGATGCCGTTGTTGTAGATCCCGATCACGAAGTTGACCGGAGTCTTGGCGATCGAGATTACCTTGTCCCAGATCCGCTTAATTCCGTCCACACCGGACTTGAACGCGTTCGGGATCGTCTGAGTGATCGTCTTGGCCAGGAAGTCGAAGACTGGCTTGATGACCGAGTTCCACGCGGTCTTGATTACCGAGCCGACCTTGTTCATGATCGGCGCGACGATCGTGTTGTGGAACCACAGGAACCGGGGTCCCAGCGTGTTGAGCAGGAAGTTCTTGACCGCCTCGAACGCGGGCTTGATTACGTTGTTCCAGACGGTCTTGATGATGTTGCCGATAAGAGTGAAGTACGGCTTAACGATGTTGTTCCAGAGCCAGGTGATCACCGGGACCAGCACGGTCTTAATGAAGTTCCACAGGGCGGTGAACGCGGGCTTGATGACGTTCTCCCACGCGAACTTGACCGCTGCCTGGATACCCTTCCATGCCGCCTGGACGATGTTCCTGAAGGTCTCCGAGTTGTTGTATGCGTAAACGATCGCCGCGACCAGCGCGGTAAGGATCGTGATGACCAGACCGATCGGGTTCGCCTTCATGGCCGCGTTCAGCAGCCACTGAGCCGCAGCCCAGAGCTTGGTGCCGATGGCCACTGCCTTGCTGGCAGCCTCGAAGATCAGCGTCTTCGCAGCCGAGCCAGCCGCAGCGAGTCCGGTCTTGAGATAGGCACCCGCCAGGCTCGACAGGTTGGTGACGAGCGTAACCGTGTGGCTGATGCCCGACGCCAAGGTCGAGCCGAAGTTTCGGACCGCTGCACCAGCCTTGGCCGCAGCCCCCGCGTTCTCGCCCAGCTTGGCGGTTCCACCGATCAGGCCCTGACCGAACTTAAAGGCCGCAGCCCCAGCTCCGACCATGCCCATGCTGACACCCTTAACGATGCCAATCAAACCGGACAGCTTGCCAGCGAGCGCCACCCCCACCAGGGAGAAAGCAATAAACTGGGTTGCCGCCCCTTGGACATCAGGAGGCAGAGCATTGATTAGCTTGACCAGCGCGCCCAGAGGACTGAGCAGCAGGGGCAGTACGTCGACGACATCGCGCAGGATCTGGTTCAAGAGGGCGAACGTCTGAGCAGCCTGCTGCTGGCCGCCAGCCGACTGCGCCCACTGATTGAACTTGATGGTCATCTGTTCTAGCGAGTCCAGCACCCCGTCACCGGAGGTCTTGGCGTTGCTGAACACGGCGACCAGGCCCTGAATCGCGTTCTTGCCGATGGTACCGAGCTGGCTTAGTGTCTGGCCTGCCTTGGTGGCCCAGCCGGACAGCTTGCGGGCACCCTCCTCGGAGTTCAGGAAGGCAGCAGCGGCCTTGACGCCGTTTACCGCCCACATGCCCATGCGCTCCGCCAGGGGGGTACCTAGGTGCACAAGGTTTCCGATGGCCTTCAGAGCAGGCTGCACGACGGGTACGAACTGCGCCATGACCCGAGAGGTCATCTGGAACACGGAGTTGACTACGCCTCGGGCGAACGGGGTCTGGCCGAAAGCGAAGGCTTCCTTGGCTCCTGCGTTGAGGGAGGTGGCGACGTCGAGCATTCCGCGCTTGGCGGTTGGGAGGATGTTCTTGGCGAGCGGGTCGATCTCCTTGGCCAGACCAGCGAACGCCCGGTTCTGCGTGGCCTGCTGGATACCCTTAAGCTGGCCGATTACGCCCTTGGACTCCTTGACGAACGCCTGGGCGTTGGGGGCGAGCTTCTTCATCGCCTCTTCGAGCGCCTTAGCGTCGCCCTCGGCTACCGCCGACATCGCCTCGCCCATGCCCAGTAGGGCGACCTTAGTGACGAGCGAAGCGGTCTTGACTCCCGCCATTGCAGCGGGCAAAGCGACGATTGCGCCAGCCGCAGGAGCGACAGCAGCAGTGAGTGCCGTTGCCGCCCCAGCGACCGACCCGATGGCCGCAGCAGCCGCCCCACCCTTGGCGATCTTGGTGGTTACCGCGTCGAACTTCTCTGCGGCCTTGGCTGCGCGGTTGAAACCCCTCTCCATGGGAGTCAGGTCGACACCCAGACGGACCAGGAGGTTACGAATCGTCGCCATCCTCGGAAACCTCCTCCTGACCCCACTTGGGAACGAACTGCTCTACGCCCTTGATCTTCTTGCGACCCTTAGGGCTGGACAGCATGTACGTGACTCGTTCAGCGATCAGAGCAGCGGCTCTGTCTAGTCTCTCGTAGGGGTCGATCGGTCCGTTCATCCGCTCGAACGCTTGCCATTCCGTAAGCTCCCGACTGTCGATCTTGCCGAGCAGCTCGTCGACCGTCATCCCCAGTGCGAGAGCTAGCTTGAAGTAGAACCGTCGCTCTGGTCGCTCTCGGAGTTTCCCGCCAGCTCCTCCATGTCCTCGTCGGTCATGCCGCTCAGCCGCTGCGCGACCGAGAACACCCGCTCCAGCGCAACGGCTGACTTCTCGCCGAGCCGCATGACGTCGGACCGCTCGAAGATCGGTTGGAACTGCTCGTTTACGGCGCACAGGACGATGAGGCGAGCGCGCATGTTCTCCAGGTTGACATCCCGCTGACCGCTCTTCTTGGCCTTGGTCAGGGAGTCAGCCTCGAACTTGTCACGCTCGCGACCCGTTAGACCCTTCACACGGACCTCGCCACCCCACTCGGGGACGGACACATCCTCAAAGACGATGTCCTGTGCGCTGAAGATTTCCTGCTTACCCAGTAGTGCCATTGTGGTTTCCTCTCCGGGGGACCAGCCCCCACCCAGGTTGGAGAAGTTGAGCTACGCAGCCGGGATGGCAACGTCCTCGATCGGCTCCGATGTGACAGCGAACTGGACCGTGATCCGAGCCGCCTCGTCGTCCGTGCCGAACGCCTTCGACAGCGACGTGACCGTCACCGGGAAGATGTCCATCTTGTAGGTAGCCGTGTCGCCTCCACCCAGCCGACCGATGTAGCCGTTGGTGCCACGCGGGAGCAACGCCCGAACGTCCACACCGTTGGCCGCCGCGTAGAACACCAGCGACGACTCGTCGGCGGTGATCCGACCCGCGATGGTCGAAGTGAAGCGGCTGTTGATGTCGGGGGTCTCGATCTGGTCGGAAGAGACCGTGAATCCGTCGACCTCAGCGATCTCGGGCGACAGGTCGGTACCCGCGTCCAGCTCCAGCCGAGTCGGAGCCTCGGGGTCGAGCAGGTCGGGGATCCAGTAGTACTTGGTTACGCCAGTCGGGAAATACCGATCGACGGTCTGAATGGCGGTGGCGACCATCAGCCCTCAGCCTCCTTCTTGTCCTCAGCCTTGGTACGGCTACGCGAGGTGCGGGTGGTCTTCCGCTCCTCCGATTCCTCCTGAGACTCCTCGGCCTTCTGGTCGGGAGTCGGCTCGCCAGGCTGAGGAGGCTCGTCGCCCTCGGGGACTTGCTCCCAGCCCGCGTTGATGTGGAAGGGCAGGGACGATTCGGCCACCTCGATGGGGTCCCGATCGTCCAGGTTCGGGTGTCGGATCCAGACCTTCTTCACGGTCAGCCCCTCAGGCAGAGAACGGTCAGGTCACCAGCAGCGGAGTATGTGATGTTGGCCCGACCGCTCGCCGAGTTCCGGTACCGGTCGGTGACGGGAATGGCGAACAGGTCGGCGTTCGCGGGGATGGTCACCACCCGATCCTGGATCGTCAGGTCGCCATCCACCGTCTCGGGCGTGGCAATGGTCACGGTCGGCGTGGTCGCCCCAGCGTTGCGGACGAGCAACTTGACGTTCTTGCCCGTCTCGCAGGTGTCGCCACCTCCCGCAGCAGCAACGAACTTGTCGTCGAGCCGCAGACCGGTAAGCGTAGCCGCGTAGGTCTGTAGGTTGGCCACTGGTCCTCCTATCGAAACTTGAACTTACGGGTAGCGGCGTCGATTGCTCTGCCGATGTCGTTGTCAACGTCGTCTTGCCAGGGCTTGGCTGCCCTGAACAGGAACGGACGGGCTCGGTGGTTGACCCAGTTCTCTCGGTTGCCGAACACGGGCGACCGGAAGGTTCCCGGCCTGCCCTGGTTCTCCATCGGTCGGGCGTGTGGGGCCTTGTTCTTGTTGACCACCAGCGCGACATTCGGATTGCGCTTGGAAAACCCTACGCTGATCCTCGTGGCTCCAGGTATCCGGCTGCTCCACGCTGCGTTTCGACGGGCCTCCGCGAGCGGTCTCTGGGCACTCCTGCGCAGGACTGGCCGTAGCTCGCGCCGTACCTCGTTTGGGATCTTGCCCAGATCCTGCGCGAACCGCTTGAACTCTTGCTGACCAGTCCTCGGCATCATCGCCTCCGCTTGGTGAAGGCGTCGACTCCGATGATGAACTGAACCGTTGCCACAGGTCCCTGGTTGGTCTGTTCCAGGACGACCGAATCCGACCGGATCGAGACCCGAGCCACGAGCCCATCGAGCAGCGGGTTTTCCTGGAGTGCGTCCGCGATCTCGTTGATGAACTCGTAGGCTCGGTCTAGCACCTGCTTCATGTCGTCGTCACCGCGCCAGGACGACGCCAGGCAGATGATCTCGTAAGACTCCCGATCGGGATCCGACGTGAGCTGCTCCCGCGTACGAGTCGACTCAATGGCCGCTTCGCCAGGATTGCCGGTGAACGCGATCGCGATAACGTCGTCGTCGGTGGTGGTCACGTTCGGACCGTACAGCACCTGCACAGGCTTGCCGTCCACACCCGATGTGGCCAGCGAGTCGCGCACCAGGTTGACCAGCTTGTCCACCACTGCCGGAATCGTCGAAACTGATCTCATCCCACCCACACATCCCGTCGGGGTCGCTTGTCGAGTCCGAGCGTCTGCCGAACCGAGTAGGGCAACGCCCAGCTCGACCCAGGCACGATGACGCCATCTTGACCGACCTGGGGACGACCCGCCTGGCTGTTCTGTTGCGATCCCTTCCACAGGTGCGCTGCCAGGTCCAGCGCTGCCATTGTGAAGTTCGCGGGGATCGGCTCGCGTCCGGCTCGGTACTCGAAGTTGACGCCCTGTGCTGGCCAATACAGGGAGTGGCGTACGATGCCCTCGACCGATTCGAGGTACCAGCCATTCACGGGGTCGGCATATGTCGGAATGTCCAGACCGGTGTACCGGTCGACGACTCGCGTAATCTCGATGACGGGGGTGTGGCTCAGTATGATCGGCACGTCCCGACGCTCCTTGGGGTAGAACGTCTCGACCGCATCCACTGACGCCACCTCCCCCATGCGATCACGAATCATCTCACACGACGCCTCAACGTAGAGAGTGAACTCATCGTCAGCGGTGGCCGACGACTTGTTCAGCTTGTCCTTGAGTTGAGCCGTCGTGATGAAGGGCTCAGGCGTTGTCAGGATCATCGGGATCCACCAGCCCGAGCTGTCGCGCCTGCTCCTCCTCCGTCTGCTCCGGGGGCTTCTCGTCGGCCTTCTTCCGGGAGCGGCTCGCGCGCTTCGCGGGTTCGGTGCGGGTGCGTCGCTCGCCAGGCGCAGCGGTTGCCGCCTCGACGTTGGACTGCTGCCGCTCCTTGCGCTGGGACACGTGGACCTCGACGTCCTCGAAGTTCGCGGGGAATCGCTTGACGACCGGATCGCTGTCCTCGTACAGATCGCCCTGTCGGACGACCTGGGGAGTGACCCTGCCCTCGTTGTTGTTCATGATGCCGAATGACGTCTTCGCTCGCTTGATAGCCACCTTAACCTCCGGTTAATGGGTTCGGGGTAAGGATTGGCGGGGGGAGTCGGTGGGCGAACTCCCCCCGCCAGGCTTCTTAGACGGCGGTCTCGATGTTGAGCATCCGGAACGCGTTGTCGTTGATCGAGTCGGCACCGACCCGGTACCACGCGTACCAGCCACGCTGACCGGTCGGACGGCGGTTCGCGCCCATGAGGTGCGGGATGAACTCGACGGTCATACCGATCCGGTCGGTGATGACGTAGTTCTCGAAGTCGCCGTAGATGAGGACGTAGTTGTCGCCAGCCGCAGCCGGGTTCCACGTGTCGTCCATGTTCTCGGCCTCGTAAGCCGGACGACCCAGGAGCTGGTTCGGCACGTCGGCACCGATGCGCTCCCAGAGGTTCGCGCCACCCGCCGTGTCGAACTGCCGGACCAGGTTGAAGATCGCCCGGTTGGCGACGTAGCTGGATCCGCTCCGGAAGTCGGTCGGCAGCGCACCGTCCAGGGCGTAGAGGTCGGCGATCGTGAACGCCTCACCCGCAGCCGTGACGATACTGATTCCGCCAGCGCTGGCCGCCAGTGCCGTTACGATACCGGTCGGCTGGTTGGTGCCCGTACCGACCGTCAGGGCCTCCGCCTCCAGCGTGTCCTTGCCACGCGCCAGCAGTCGACCGACCTCCGCCGTGACGTTGGCCGCGTCGCCCATCGCCTCGATCGAGATCGGCACGAAGCCGTTGGCCTTGTGGTTGGGGATCGCCAGCGGACCGAAGGTCGGCGTGTCGTCGGTGGTCTCTTCCTCTTCCGGACGCCAGTGCCACACGACGTCGCTCGCGCTGACGCCGTTCCAGACGTCGCCCGTGGCCACGACCTTGCGGGAGATCTGCCGGATCGGGTTGCGGGTGCCCGTGGAGGTCAGCACCAGAGTCGGGTCGAGCTGGAACGGCACCAGGTAGCCGCCCTCGGCGTCGGTCAGCGACATGGCCCGCTCCAGGGCGCGCTGCTCCTCGGGCGACACCAGGTGACCCCTGCCCATGGCGACCTTCTGCCACGCGCGGAGGTACTCGGGCGAGGAGGTGGCGAGCGCCATCCGAGCGATGGACCCGTCCTTGTCGTCGAACATCTCCAGCACGTGCGTGGCCGCCGCGCGGATCTTGTCGTTCGCACCGCTCATCTTCTCGACGGCGGAGATCGCCCGAGCGCGCAGTTCCTGCGTGACCTCCTCGCGGCTCCGGCTGAACGTCCGAACCTCGCTCAGGTCCCAGGGGTTGCGGAATCGACCGCTGCGCACGTCGTCCGGGTTCAGCAGCGGGTCACGGTCGTAGTCGTTGCCGTAGTTGCTACCGGGCTCGACGCCCGAACCCCGCTCGGTGCGAAGGTTGAGAGCAGCGGGCACTCGCTCGGTGGCCTGGGCAGCGCCACGAACGCGAGCCAGAGCCGCGTTGCGCTCCAGCTTGCGGCGGTGAGCGTCGACCTCACCGAACTCGCGAGTCAGCTCGTCGAACTGCTGCTCCTGCTCGGCGGTCGGGTCTTCGATGGCACCGAGCCGCTCCAGCTCGGATGTGATGTCCTTCAGTCGGATGACTGACTGGCCGTGGCTGAGTTCCATCAGCGCGTCTCCAATGGCTTGATCGAGTCGACCTGAGCGCGGAGCGCGACGAGGACCTCGGGGTCAATCAGTCGCCGCTTCGGCTGCTTGGTCGTGTCTTCCGGTGTGGTCACGGTCGACGGGTGGTCATTGGAGACCGGCGCGTCCTTCGGCTCAGCTCGGGTGTCCTCGGGGGACGGCTCGACCTTTGCCTGCTGCCCTACGGGGGCTGCTGCACCCCATAGTACCACACTAGCGGTTTGCCTGCGAAGATCCTCGTCCTCCTCCAGCGTGTCGAGGATCGAGGTTGCATCGGTGGCCAGGCCCTGCTGGACCTTCCGACGAACGTCGGCGTTGCTCCGGATCAGTGACGCCACCTCCCTCGCGCGAACACCTACAGTCGTTTGCGTGTACGCGGGGAACACGACCGGACCCAGCTCGTGCAGCCGCAGCTCGATCAGTTCGCGCTTGAGGGGGCCTCGGTCGCCAGCGTCCCACAGAAGTTCGGCGATCTCGTACGGGTCCTTGAGTTCCTTGTCGCTGTTGTCGTACCACTTCTCCCGGACCACATCGAACCGGAAGCTCATGCCCTTGATGTTGCCCTCGGCGATGGCCATCCGGACGGGCTCAATCAGCCAGTTGTCCGACATGCGGGCTTCAGTGTACAGCCCCTCGTCGTCCTCGCGCAGTTCCCGAATCGAGGCGATGGGGATGCTCCCGATGAGGGGGTGGCGTCCGTGATCGAACTGCATGACGGGGGTCCGCTCGCGCAGTGTCTTGCGGAAGGCACCCTTCCGAATCTCCTCCTGGAACGTGCCCTCCCACGAGTTGATCTCGGTCGGCTGGCCGAACACCGCGCCATAGCCGTTGAGGTTGAAGCCGTCGTTGGAGTCGTCGCGCTCGTCGTCAGATCGGACGAACCCGACCTCACGGCAGAGGTTGTCACGCGTCGGGGTTGTCGCCATTACCAGTTCCCTCCTCGGTTGCCGGAGCCGTGTCCTCTTCAGCCCCCGGTTCTTGAAGCTGCACCGACAGCAGCCCAGTGTGCTTACCCTTCAGGATGCCCAGATCCTCGGATGTGACCGCCTCGACAACGGTGTCGGGGTCCCAACCTCCGTCGCCCAGTTCGCGGATGATACCCGCCTTGGTCTCCAGGATCTTGGCCATGTCGAGTGCATCCTCGCGCAGCGAGGGCACCGAGCTGGTGTCGTACCAGAGCCTTGAACCGTTGTCCGGCAACGGCAGGATCTCTTGAAGACTTCCGCACATGTTGGCCCACAGGTGAGCCATCGTCCCGTCAGTGAACCTACGCCACGCGGCCTTGTAGTTGCCCGCGTTGAGGCTGGACCCCTGCAGACCCTCGCTGAATCCAGCGATGACCGGAGGCACTCCAGCCGCTGCCGCCAGCCTCGTCTCACCTCGACCCATGATGTCCGTGAACGCCATGGCCTGGAAGTCGGAACCGACGATCGTGATGTCAGCGCCACCCCCCACCGTGAGAGTCTTATATGCGTTCTCGACTCCTCGGTGTTCGAGGTTCATCATCTCCTTGAACTTCTTGAACTGCTCGAAGCTGACCGCAGCGTCCATGGCCACGACCATGTTGGGCGTCGCGCCGTTCTCGAAGAACTTGGTCTGGTGTGTCGACATGAGCTTGTCGTTGATCAACTGTCGGATGACCGGAGTGATCCAGCTCATGCCTCGGTAGTTCGCCAGCGGGTCGGGGTAGGGCGCGAAGTGGCTGACCTCATCCGGCAGGAACGGTACGGGGTCGTCGTGGTACCCGATACCGCCTTCCCAGTACAGGTAGCCCACCCTCTTATACCCTACTATGCCACCCCGGAACCTTCTCGGCTCCAGGACGATCTCCACCCAGTCAGGCCGCAGCCGTACCAGCTCGTCCTCGACTCGCGTAACGTACCCGTTGCCCGTCAGGTCGGCGTCGACGATTTGGCCCATCAGCAGGTCTTGGGTGGTTCCGCCAGCGAACGGTCGATCGAGGATGCGAAGGTCGGGCGTAACGAACGTCCCGGAGGGCTTACCCTGCCGGAGCCGCTGCCAGTTGAACATGATCGACGAGAACACGCTCATCCGGATGGCCATCAGGCTGAAGATCGGACCGTGTCCGCCGTACGCGGCTTGGGCGTAACCGGTCAGGCCCTGGGGCGTAGTCTCAACGTTTTGGCCCGCGAGCGTCTGCTGGTACGTGCCGTAGGCCATGAGATTGCCGACCATCGAAATGTAGTCGTCGATGGTTTGCATCTGGTACTGGCGCTCGGCGAGCTGTCGCTGCCTGACTCGCTCAAGGGCGTTCACTGGTCACCCCCCGAGCCGAGTCGACCCCGATCTGGTAGGCGGTTCGAATCCATCCCATTCCCATCTCGATCTTGGTCACCGCCCACCCGGTGAAGATGACGACGTTAAATAGCGCGCTGACGAGGATCATTCCCAGCTTGCCCAGGGCTCCACTTCCTCGGCTGTCGTGTTGAACCCCAGCGCGCCCAGGGTTGCCGCGTATAGCGGACTGATGTCCTCGTCTGTAGTCCTGCGTGACCATGCCCAGGAGTCTCCAATCACTCGCTTGTCGGCTCCAGCAAGCGCGTAGGCCATCGCCTTGTCGCCCAGGTGGACCATCCTGCTGTATCGAACCGCGTCGTAGAACCAGCCACACCACTGACAGATCTCGGTGATGTTGGGCGTCAGGACGGGGATCTCACGTTCAAGCTCCCCTTCCTTGTAGAGTCGGGCGAGCCCCTTCCGGAGGCCAGGAACCAGCGAGCCAAGAGGTCCCTTACCGTCGATCACGAAACACTTCGGATTCCACTTGACGGCCAGCACCAGAGCGCGGTCAAGCATCCAGCCAGTGCCGGGTGAGTGGTCGGTGATCTCCAGAGTTTCCAAACCCCCCTGGTTCTTGCCCCAGGCACCGATAGCGCCATACGACTTTTCGGGAGTGCAGTCGAGCCCGAACGCCACCTCCCCCGTGAGAACACTATCCGAGTCAAGGCAGTCGTTCCACATCTGCTCCTTGATGACTCGCCATTTGTCCTGCGTCGCGTCGGGCCACTGATTGAGGTAGGCGCGTCGGAAGTCGGCGAGGTCCATTGACTCCTTGTCGTCCCGGATGGCCTGGATGTCGATGGTGTAGCCCAGCGCGGGCATGCACTCCCACCAAACCTCTTCATCCTCGGGGTCCGCGTCCTCGGGTGCCGACCACTCGAAGTAGGCCACACCAGTGTTGACCCCAGCCTCGCACCGCGCTCGACCCGCGTCTACCTTGGACTTCAGGAACACGCTCTTCTCGGTGCCAGCCGTCGACACGACCCACTGCTGAGGCATCGGCCTTGTGATCATCGCGGGCTTGAACGCCTGCTCCAGGCGGTTATCGACCTGAGCGAACGCCTCGTCGATCACGCCTAGGTCGAGCGTTTCGCCGTGTCCAGCGGTTGATGTACTTGGGATCACGCCGTGTCGGCTGCCGTTTCGCCACTTGATCGCCTCGTGTCCGAGCTGGAGCTTAACCCTGAAGTCGTTCTTGAACTTCGACTCGCGGAGGGTGGCGACGTGCTCCTCTTCCCACTTCAGACGGGCTGCGCCTCGCGTCTGTGCCGTGTAGAGGATGCGCTGCTTGGTGCCGAACCCCAGCGCGCGTTGAACCATCATACTCAGGAGGAGGGTCGTCTTGCCCGACTGCCTCGGGACCGTCAACACGACCTCGCGATAGACCAGCCGACCCGTATCGGGGTTGACCTCCAAGGCCACGTCGGCAACATAGCGCTGCCAGGGCATCAGAGGTGTTCCCAGCTCCTCAGCGATGCGCGCTACTGCGGGTCCATAGGTCGGACGGCTTGGTGTCCTTCCAGTCGCCCACCTCGGGGGACAACTGCGGGGTTGAGATGTCACGCTGGAGGTCGCTTCGATCATCGTCGTCATCCGCTGCCTCCTGAATCCTGTTGAGGGTCTCCGTCAGTTGCTTGGCGACTGCGGCTGTTGCCATGCCCGCGTCGAGGTCGAGCTTGCTGGCCAGATTGTAGGCGACTTCGCAGAGTGATCGAACGAACGCGCCCTGTAGCTTGAGCTTGAGGATGTCGTTGCGTACCTGCGTCTCGATTGGGCCGTAATTACTCACAGTTCCCACCTAATCACGCGCTGTTGATCCCCCCATGGTCCGAAAAGAAAGAGAAAGAC